TCGAGCATATCGTGCGGGAAGAAGAAGCAATCATGAACGAAGGTAAACTCTGGGAAGTCTTGGAGTACTGGGGTTACATTAGTAAAGAGGAAGCCTTACAAGCAGGACTACCATTAGATGGTGATGCCCCTCAAGTACAGGTGAACCTTTGGATCTGTGGGCAAGAGATCTTACGTATTACTACGAACCCTTTCTTACCTCAACGCATTCCTTACTTCCTGTTTAACTATGAACAAGATGCTTATAATCTCTATGGTACTGGTGTACCTGAGTGCATGGAAGACTCACAGAAGATGATGAACGGTTTCGCTAGACTAGCCGTAGATAACTTAGCTCTCGCAGGTAACATGGTATTCGATATCGATGAAACAATGCTAGTAGCTGGTCAAGACTACGACATTTATCCCGGGAAAGTCTTTAGACGCCAAGGCGGTCAAGCGGGCAGTGCGGTAACTGGTATTAAGTTCCCATCGACTGCTAATGAGAATCTGCAAATGATGGACACGTTCCGTAGACAAGCTGATGAAGCCACAGGTATTCCTAGCGTGTCACACGGCCAAACAGGTGTCTCAGGCACAGGACGTACAGCCTCAGGTCTTAATATGATCCTAGAGAACGCGAGTCTGAACATCAAGACAGTTATCCGTAATCTAGATGATGATCTTCTGCAGCCTATGGGCCAGATGTTATTCTACTGGAACAATCAATATAACCAAGACAAGATCCCTGAAGGTGACTTCGATTGCGTAGCCACTGGTATACGCTCGTACACTAAGAATGAGATCAAGGTTCAACGCTTGCAGACTCTATTGCAATTGTCGCAGAACCCAGCACTAGCTCCTATGATTAAGCTTCCGTACCTAATACGTGAACTGGTCAAGGGTATGGACTTGGATCCCGAGGAAATCATTAATGATATGGACGAAGCTAAGGTATACGCTGAGATCATAGGCATGGCAGGCGGAGTCTCTAGTCAGTCGAAGCAAGCCAATGCTAATCAAATGGGACCTGAAGGTCCTGCAGGAACATCTAATGCAACCGCGAATACTGCGGGCGCTGGCAACGTGGAGGGCGTCTAATGGCGAACTCCCAAGCGTACAATATGAAACCAGTGATCACAAGTCACTGGGACATAATCGAAGGTTACTTGGCGGTCGAGATTGAAGCCCTAGTTAACCGACTTCAGAAATGTGATGAGAAGGAATTGAAAACGATTCAAGGAGAGTTAGCTGCTCTTCGTAAGATTGAAGCGTTACCTTCTCAACTTAAAACTGAGCAGAAAGCCACACGGTAACTTCTGCTTTCAAACAACAACTAGAACTCGTTTATAAAGGATCCAAGTGTACCCTGAGTAAAGACCTAGACAAGGAGATATAATGACTCAAACAACCCAACGTAGTTTACTAAATCAGGCAGGTAACCCAGAGATGGATTCCGTAGGAACTGATCAAGCAGCCTCAGATCAAGGTAACGCTCAAGCCAGTGAACAGCCAGTACATAACTGGGAAAAACGTTATAAAGACTTACAATCGTTCAACTCTCGCAAGATTAACGAGCTAACGAAGCAGATTGAAAGCTTACAAGTACAAGGTGTACCTAAGGTGCAAGCCCCGAGAACTCCAGAAGAAATGGAGACCTTCAAGCAGGCGAACCCCGACATGTACGCAGTCATTCAACATATGGCCACAGAAATCTCTCAGACCCAACTTAAAGGGTATGACCAGACTATGGGTGCAATGCAGAATGATTTATTAGATACCAAAATGGAACGTGCTGAATTAACTATCAAAGCTGCTCATCCAGACTTCGAACTTATCGTGGAATCCCCACAGTTCGCAGCGTGGGCCGATAGACAAACAGCTACCGTACAAGATTGGATCTATAATAACCCTGATAATCCAGAGCTAGCGATTCAAGCGCTCAGTCTTTACAAGTATGAGTCAGGTCAAACCCAAACTACACAAGATACATCTAATGGTGCAGATGAGTTCGTTTCGAATACCCAAGGTGGTAACGTAGAAACAACTAGTTTGAATCATCCTGCGAGAATCTGGAAAGCTTCAGAGATCCGTAGTATGTCGCCAGCAGATTTCGCTAAGTGGGACGAGACAATTAAACTTGCCCAAGCGGAAAACCGTATCGATCATAATTCTTAATAAAGGAGACAAATAATGTCTAAGTTTAATAGCGCGTCAACTACTAACTTCGGTGGTAACTCACCAGCAGCAGTCGGTGGTTTCTCACCAGAAATCTTCTCTCAACGTGTTCTAATGTTCTTCCGAACTAGTTCAGTTGTTGAAGGTATTACTAACTCAGATTACTACGGTGAACTAGCTTCATTTGGTGATAGTGTTCGCATCATGTTAGAGCCTGTGTTAACAGTAAGCCCTTACAAGCGTGGTGATTCAATCACTGAACAAGCGTTAGCTGATAACGATGTTGTAATCGAAATTGATCAAGCGAATCACTTTGCTTTCAAAGTAGATGACATCGAAGAGAAGTTATCTCATGTAAACTGGGAATCATTAGCAACAGGTTCTGCTACGTTCGCATTGAAGAACTCTTACGATCGTGAAGTTTTAACTTTCATGGCTGAAGGCGCTCAAGCGGCTAACATCGTTAACGGTGGTACTCACGCGACAGCACAGGAAACTCCTAATGTTATTACTTTAGGCCATGGCGCAGGTGAAACTGATCCATTGAATCTACTTTCTTTACTTAGCCTTAAGCTGGATGAAGCTGAAGTTCCTGAAGAAGGTCGCTACGTTGTAGTGTCTCCTCGTTTCATGGAGTTACTAGCTCGTACAGACTCGAAGTTACTTTCAACGGATTACAACCAAGGTGAAGGTGGTTTGAAGAATGGTTTAGCGATGACTGGTAAGTTACGTGGTTTCAGTATCTACAAGACCAACAACGCTGCTAAGTTCATTACCGATACTACTGGTTCTGCATTAGCTCAAGGCGATGACGATGGTTCTCAAGGCGGTGATAACATCGTACTTGGTGGTGATGACGCGGGTGCTGTTACAGGCGATATCGTTATGGCTGGTCACATGTCAGCGGTTGCTACAGTTAGCTGTATTGACAAGGTCGAGAAGATCCGAGCAGAGTCTACCTTTGCTGACTTGATTCGTGGTTTACACGTTTACGGTCGTGCGATCATACGTCCAGAGTCATTAACAGTGGCTTACGTAGTATACGCATAGTAAATACTAGTCGGCTCATCAGTGGGTCGGCACAGTAATCCCAAGGGATCCGAGAGATAATCTTGGATCCCTTTTTTCGTTTAAGGAGGATACAAATGGCCTATACATTTCTACAACTTACGAACCTAGCGTTACGTGAGGTTAATGAAATACCAATGAGTGAGCAGCAGTTCGCTAATGCACGTGGTCTTCAACAGTTCGCCAAGGAATCAGCTAATAGAGCTTTCTTTGATGTTACTAATTCAAGTACTAAGTGGCCTTGGTTACAGACGGCTACCGCTGGTGTGCCGATGACTGAGATTCGGCAGTTAACTAAAGGAGTCCAGTGGTATGACACACAGTACCTAACGGATTCTAACCGTCTAGTGATCGATTGGAATACATTCTTAATCACTGATAAGGACATCACGAGTGAGGATCCCTTGGTAATCGATAGTGAAGCTGAGATAGCTAAGGTGCTTCCGATGATCACCTACGACACTTGGATTAGGGAACACAGGGAACGTGACTTCTCAGTGAAGAACCAAGCTACTCCCTTCGCAGTCATACGTCATTCAACAGAGAAGTTCGGCTTCACTGCTGTCCCTGATAAAGACTATTGGGTTGAGTTTAACGTTAGTGATTCGGTAACTAGGTTTACTGATGCTACACAGGAAATCCCAGTACCTGAGGAATTCATTACTGTACTAGTGGCAAGGATCAAATACTACTTGTGGTTGTTTCGTGAGAATCATGAGCAAGCTAACTTTTCACTAGGTGAGTATCGTGAGTCTCTAACGGACATGAAGAGGACTCTGCTTAGTAATAAACAAGAACGCATGAGGGCAATTTAACATGGCATTTAATATGAGCACGGTTGTCATCCCGTTTAGAGGTGGCTTGAACTTAGCGTCCAATGCACAGGAGTTACTAGCGAAACCTAATGAAGCTATTAGATTGACTAACTTCGAGTGTTCCAAGCAAGGAGGTTACAGACGTATATCAGGTTACATTAAGCACGATGATGTAGCTGTTCCTGAGTCTGGTGATATCTTAGGTATCAAGAACTACAAAGGGACTATAGTTGCCAGAGGTACGGGATTGTACCATAGTTTCGATGAGTCCTACTGGTTACAGATCAACAAGGATTTAACCAATGTAAACGAAGCTACGGCCATAGGAACCGCTGCGTTACCTAGAGATACTTCTGCTAGGTATATGTTCGAAACGTTTACTTGGGCAACTAAGGATTATATCTTTGCTGTTGATGGTGTAGGGAATCCTCAGGTCATTAGTATCGTGGGAGACCAAAGAACTGGTGCAACTTATCGGACCAAGGAGATCGTTGAAGGCACAGCATTAGAAGGTGCTAAGTACTGTACTGTGTTTAAGAATCAACTAGTGATCGCTGGATTCCCTCAGGAACGTTCGGCTTTCTACTACTCAAGCCACGCTACTACGGATTTAATCGGTGGTGAGGATGACGACAAAGAGATACCTCAGGAGAACTTCAATGGATCTACTGCAGGTTCCATTAGTGTTGGTGATATCATAACAGGTCTCAAACCACACCGTGATGTTCTCTATGTATTCTGTGAGAACAGTATATGGAAAGTAGTAGGATTAGATACGGGAACTCCTGAGGTTAAACCAGTGACCCGTGATATCGGGTGTGTTGATGGTTTCACAATACAGGAAGCTGGTGGTGATCTATTATTCTTAGCTCCCGATGGCCTTAGGAATCTTAAGAACACTGAGAGGTTGAACGACATTGAACTAGGAGTCATGAGTCGGAAGGTTTCTAAGATACTTGATCCTGTATTAGCTAGAGCGGATCGCTATGAATTCTATTCAACCGTGGTACGTGCTAAGAACCAGTATCGCATATGGTACATAGATAAGGAGAACATCGATGCTTCACAACGTGGGCTTAATGCTGCGTATACCTTCGATGCTGCTACTGGTAAGTTTGACTGGGGTTTCGCGGAGCTGGAAGGCTTAGGCGTTACGTGTGTTGACAGTGACTTCCATGAAGGCGTGGAACGTATCATACACGGGAATCAAGCAGGGACTCTAGGTGAGCAGGAACAAGGGAATACCTTTGATGGTGCTCAGATCTTTTACTTGTTTCAATCACCTTACACGGATTTTGGTGACGTGAGTATTAGGAAGAACATTCATAAGGTTAATTTCCTAACTAGACCAGAAGGTGATGTTCAGATGGGACTCGAGATCCGTTATGATTTCGAATCGAGTGACGTGTTTCAACCAGCAATCTATCCAATGGCGGTTATTTCAATGCCTGCGGTGTACGGAGACCCTCTCGTTACTTATGGGGATCCTTTGGTTAAATTCGGAGCTAGAGATATACCTGACCGTTCACTCTTTACCGAGGGTTCAGGTAAGGTCGTATCCTTCCGAATCAAATCATTACAAACAATAGACGATGCACCCTTTGATTTACAGAGCTTGCAAGTCGAATTAACAGGCGGAGGTAAGATTTAATGTCTAATTACGTAAGACAGTCAAACTTTTCTAATGGCGATATCGTAGATGCCACAATCTTGAATGCAGAGTTTGATCAACTGGTAGTAGCTTTCAACGCTGCCACAGGTCACACGCATGACGGTACTACAGGCGGAGGTGCTAAGGTACCTTTGATTTCCTTAGAAGACGAAACAACAGGTGTTCGGTTGGATGCTAACGATCCCAACGATCACAAGATCATCTTTAAACTAGATGGAGTGGACGTAGCAACACTCTCGGAACTCGCAGGTCTCTCTGTGGATCTTCTAGACATAGCGATCGAGGAGTTAACCAATGTAAACGTTCCAGTGGCTAATGGTTACTTCCGTTGGGACGCAACCGCACAGACGGTGGAATTCCTTTCAACTATTGATGCTGCGGATACCACGGGTTTCCATACGATAGCTACTAGTGGTAATATCGTAGATAGTAATGATGCTCACTTGATAGCTACTAGTGGTAATATCGTAGATAGTAATGATGCTCACTTGATAGCTACTAGCGGTAATCTTAAAGATGCTACGGACGTAGGCACTCCAGTTAACTTAGGTTATTGGAAATGGGATGCCACTAGTAACGCAGTGATTTATAGTGCTACTATCGCTCACTCAGATATCACGGGCCTTGATAGTGCTAACTTCACGCATAACGCACAGAACATGCAGACGTTCCTTGATGGTTTAGATAGTCGCGTGTTAAATGCTGAACAGGATGCTTCAGACGCTGCAGCCAGTGCCGCGGAAGCCGTAGTAAGCGCGAGTGACGCGGAGACCGCTGCTACTAGAGCTGAGAACGCTGCGATGAGCGTAGGTGTTCCCACGTACATAGCGGACGCTGGCTCCTTTACGATCCTTGATACTGTCGAAGTAGCTGATATAGTATTCGAAGGTGACGGTACTCTTGTGCTCCCTACGGTACTCGTGAAAGGCAGGCGCTTTACCGTGAGAGTTGAACTAGGTGCCGTGGGTAAACTACTGACCATAGGTAATCCTAACTTCAGCATTGTTGGAAGTAAGCTTACGTTAACCGCGGGTACTGATTTAGAATTGGAAGCTGGGGATCTTGTGATCCTTGAAGCTATAAATACAACAACATTGGAGATTTTATAATGACTTTATTAAGTAAAGTGAATGGAGGCGGGGGAGGAATTCCTCGCTCGGAGGTATTTACTACGTCAGGTACGTGGGTACGTCCTGATGGTGTACATTCAATTGAAATACTGCTGGTAGGAGGCGGAGGTTCAGGCGCTAGTCATGCTAGTGATGGTTCTTCTACTGGCGGTGGTGGTGGTGCTGTTCTACGTCAGAAGATAGCAGTAACGCAGGATGTAGTTGTTTCTGTAGCAGCGGTCTCTATAGGACCTACTACGCAAAATAATGGTTTAGATGGTAATGATTCAACAGTAACACACGGCTCACATGTTCTTACTGCCGAGGGAGGCGTGGGTGGCAAGCAAGGCAATGGCGGTGCTACAGGAGGTAATGGTGGCGGAGTGATTATTACGACCCTCGCAGCCTACGGGAAACATATAGAAGGTATGGCGGGGGGTGCTAGTAATGGTGATGAACCTGGGGTAGGCAGTAGCGCTGTTATCGCTGGCGGAGGTGGAGGTGGCTGTAATGACGCAAACAAGCGCGGGGGTGTTGGAGGCGATTGTTTCGGTAAAGGAGGGACTGGTGCCGCGGTAGATAATCGTATGGCAGGGGGTGGTGGTGCTTCTTGGGGTAATGGAGGTAACGGTGCAGTTAATGAAACTGGTAACGCTTTCGCTAGCGATGGTGTTCTAGGAGGCGGCGGGGGAGGCGCGGAGGGTTCTACCGGTGGATGGGCTGGTAATGGCGGTGCTGGTTATTGTGAAATACATTGGATAGGGGAAGAGTAATGGCTAGATTAGCTTTAATACAGAATGACATTGTAGTTAATATTATCGAGGGTCTTCTTGTAGATTTCCCTGAGTACATGGATGTAAACGACAGGAAGTGTGGTAAAGGCTACACGTATGACGATGGTAGCGGCACTTTCACGGAAAACGCGACTACTGTGTTTCGAATAACCTTAATAACCAAGCGTTCCTTCATGCAGCGCTTCACACAACCAGAGCGTATTGCTATTCGCAAAAGTGCAGATGATATCGTTATTGATATTCATGAAGACTTGAAGATAGCCTCTAATGTCGACCTTGAGTTAGTGGCCATACGTAGTTCTTTGGACTACTTCGTTTCTGTGGGGATATTGGAGACGTCTCGTGTTGATGAAATCCTAGTAGAAGGTACGGAAGCCGAAGCTTACTAAGGAGCCTATATGTATTTCTGGAAACTACTGGTAGCTGTTGATCAACTGGTCAACACTATCTTCGGAGGGTCTCCTGACGAGACCTTAAGTTCCCGATGGGGAAAAGGAGCAAGGCGCGGTTGCAAGGTTTGCTCGTTCCTTTGTACTATATTAAACGTGTTCGAGGAGAACCATTGTGAGAAATCAATTGAGAAAGATGAAACAGACGATTCATGGGGAGGTAATTAATGCCAATCTTTGAACAGAACTTTAACAGAAATGAGGAAGAGAACTTCCGTAAGGACATAGGTACCATAGGGATGCCTACAAGCACTACGGATACAGTACCCTCAGATAACCCTAAGGCACCTTCGAACGCTATTCCTTCCTCAGGTGCTCCTAACCTCCCTAGTGCTGCTCCTGCACAGAATCAGACGTCTACTAGCGGTACTGCGGGACAGGCGCCTACGGGGAATGTAGATACAGGGGAACGCGGAGTATTACCTGAGGAATACGGAGGTGCTGCGGACCCTAATGCAACAGTACCCCTGACTCCCGAGCAACAAGCGGAGAAGGACGCTGCTGATGAAGCTAGACGTATCTCATTGCTCTCGGAAGCTGAGGAAGATGCTGCTAAAGAAGCGTCACGGGTTGAGCGACAAGAAGCAGCCCGAGCTACTAATGCTGAAATAGCCACAGGAGCCACGGAGTACTTAGCTACTAATAACTTAAACAACGAGTACACTAGTGAAGACATCTTCCTGCGTAATGAGGACGGAACACCTAAGGTAGATCCTGTAACAGGGCAGCCTCTAGTACGTCCTGATTTACAATCTGGCGATGCTGTTGTAATGCCGAGGACTGAGATGGGGCCTGCTTCTTTTGCCAGCGCTTCAGAAGCTCAAGCGTTCCTAGCTGAGTTTACTGAGGGACGTGCGGTCACCGCAGAAGATCATACTGATATCCAAGCAGCTAAGGATGTAATAGTAAGGGACTATGAGGCATCTCTGATCCCTCTGGATGAGATCGGCAAGGCGTTGGAAGCTTTAGAAGACACGGCTCCTATGGAAGCTGCGACAACTATCTCACACATGAACAAGCTCTTGGAAGGTATGGAGCAAGGCACTGTCCCTTTATGGGCAAGACCCGCGGTTACTAAGGTTGAACAGGCTTTAGCAGGCCGAGGTATCGCTGCTTCTAGTATTGGTAGAGATAGCTTGTTCAATGCTATTATTGGCGCTGCGTTACCTATAGCTCAAGCTGATGCTGCCTTTGAACAAGATGCTAATAAGACTAACTTTAACGCCCGTGCTCAAGCGATCCTTAGTGATAGTGCGCAGGACTTTGCTGCTAGACAGTTCAATGCTACTAGTATTAATCAACGTAACCAGTTCCTCTCCAATCTACAAGCGCAGGTCGATGGTCAGAATGCTGCACGTAAAGACAATATGGCTCAGTTCAATAGTCAGCAACGTAATGCGATGTCTCAGTTTAACACCGCGCAACTGAATGAGATGGAGAAGTTGAATACATCTGAACGCAATGCTACTGCGAGATCTAATGCAGCTGCTCAGACGTCTGTGAGTCAATCTAATGCTTCTAACGCTACTAATGTTGCCATGGCTAATGCTCAAGCAGCTAATCAACTGGCTATGCATCAGGGCACTCTAGATGCGCAGAGAGAGGAGTTCAACACTAAGAACGCTAACATCATAGCACAAGCGGATGTAGCATGGAGACGTCAATTGAATACCGCGGAAACTGCTGGTATCAATGCGGCTAACCAAGCTAACGTTAGTAACGCGTTTAACTTAACTACAGCGGCACAGCAGAACATCTGGCAAGAAGCGAGAGATGAAGCTCACTGGGCTGAGACTGCTAATGAGAATATGATCGCTAGGAAACATGAGGGACAGATGCGTATACTATTGGCTAGTGAAGCTAGTGCTGCTGCTGACCGTCAAGCTGGGATTGTAGCGGATGCTAATGATCCTTGGAATCAAGCGAAAGACAAGCTGGTATCGGAAGGTATTGACTACGCGTTTGATTGGTTATTTAAAAAGAAGGAGACATAAGATGGGCTGGAATCTAAAGAAGAAATTCAAGAAGATGGTAAAGAACGTAGCCAGAGGAGTTAAGAAAGTAGCTAAGAAAACAGCCTACGCGATTCCTGGAGGTAAGAAACTCTGGGACTTCAGTTCTAAGGTTGGTAAGAAAGCTAAGAAAGGTATCATGAAAGGGATGCAAAAGCTAGGCCCTGTAGGTGTTATGGCAATCAGTGCGGTACTCTCGGCCACGGGGATAGGCGCTGGCATTGCCGCAGCCATGGGTTCCTTATGGAGTTCCATGGGTGTTGCTGCCGCTGCCGCTGCGAACGCTGGCGGTGTACTGGGGGCTTTAGGTACTGTAGCTAACGCGGCATTCACTGCGGTTAGCTGGGTCGGTAGTAGTATAGGAGCTGTAGGAGATGCCCTAGCGGCTGGAGGTAAACATCTGATGTCTGAGGGTTTCACTGGCGCTGGGCAAGCTTTCGGAAAGGCTTTAAGTACTAGTTTAACGGGGAGCCTAAAAACAGCTGGGGTTAACCAAGCTGCTGCGAAGGTAGCTATGGACGCAGGCCAAGGTATGTGGAGTCAGGCGGTAAGCGCAGGTTCCAATGCCTTAGCTACTTCAGGAGGTTCTTTAGCAGGCCTAGGGGAGTCCTTCGCTGAACAAGCAGGTACGGACGTTCTTAGTCAAGCTCCAGTACAGGGCGCATGGACCACAGGGGCGGACGCTGTTGCTGGCTCTCAGAGCGCTGTCCCAGCTGCTTGGGCTCCTACAGTAACTGATGCTTTACCTGCAGGACCTCAGAGCGCTAATCTGGTAGGTAACTTTAGCGTTGAGAAAGCTGCTGCTAAGATGGCTGCTCCTGATTTCATTGATACTGCTATTAAGCAAGGTACGGAGATGGCGCAGGAACAAGGTCAGGCCTTCATTCAGAAGAAAGCTAGGTCACTGTTAGCAGGGAAACCCTCAGGTCAACCAGCGGCTGGGTACCAACAGGCACCTAATGAGTACGAAGATTACTATGGTCCTGAAGGAGCTGCCTTTGCTGATCCAACAAGAGGCCAAGCGGTCACAGCTTCTCAAGTAGGCGGTGTACAACAACCGAACAGTTACTACAATCCAAATGCATTTGCTTAAGGAGTACCCATGAGCGTACTAGAACAATTACAAGAACATGCGTCTACGGGCGCTGAAGGGATCCCTCGTTTCGGGGGAGGTTCCGAAGGACAAAGCGGTATGATGGAAATGATGGAAGCTAGCTCAATCCCAGGCCAGTCGTTAACTCAAGACCCTGAGAACAAAGCGGCTTACGAAACACCTCCAGAGTTCACGGATATACAGGACTTTGTTGATGAAGCTTTCCTTGATATCAGTGATCCTGAGACTCTCCCAGATCTACTGGATGCCCTGAGACATGAGGCCCCATTAGAATACTTGGTTGAACAGTATCTACAGAACGCTATGAACTCAGGTAAGATCAACCCTGATCTAATGATGCTTGCTATTGAGCCTATCATGTATATCCTAATAACCATGGCTACTTATGCTGGTATCGATCCTAACTTTGCTGAAGAAGACGAAGAGTGGGATGATGACGAGAGTGTTAATCAAGAGACTAAAGATTTACGCATGAAAGCTAATGCTTTACTAGCGGATCAGGATGAGAATGATGACCAACAGATTTCTATGGAGGAAATGAAAGCTCCTAGTGTTGCTCCTAAGTCCTTACTGGCTAGATCTAAGCAAGCGGTAGCGCAAGTTCAGAAGGAGAAGACTAATGCCTAACATAGATTACACAAGCATGAACGCACAGATGTCTGCGTTAGGCGCGACCCGTGGTAAAGCTATGGGCAAGTTACAACTACATAAAGAGAAGCAGGAACGTAAGGTGCGTATGGAACAACGGTACGCTCAGTTAGCTCAGGATAAAGCTCGTCATAATAATGAACTAGCGAAGACAGAGTATGCTCAGGTACGCGCGGCTAAGATTGCTGAAGATAAAGAGTGGGGCGAGGCCGAGAAAAACGGTACTATCCGTGCTGATGGACGTTACACTGAGAAACACTGGAAACAGAAAGCCTTTGATCGCTACGCGAACTCAGGTGTCAAGCGTACTACTGAAGACATTAATGAGTTCTACAGAAACGAAAGCTACTGGATGAAAGAGGAAATGTCTGGCTCTAAGCAAGGTATGACTCGTCAGTATCAAGGTGGTGATGTAGCAGGTAATCTTAAACGTAAGTTTGAATATAATGCTCAAGTTGAAGCCCAAGAAGGAGGTCGTGAATTCTTTGAAGGCCCTGAAGGAGCTATGGCTAATGGCTTAAGTAGACTCTTTGGGGATAGCAAGACTATCGCAGGTCCTGAGCAAGTTGGGTTTGACAAGGCTACTGAGTTTGATACTTTTGCGGTTGACAATCAAGATGAGACCTTACAAGGACCAGTCGCCGCTGCGTCATTTGATCCTAAGTCGGCTATGAAAGTCTACGGTAAGAATGAAGATGGTTCAGTTGATACTTCGACTATCCACACGCTCTTCGTAAACAAAGGTCCCGATGGTGCTTTGTATGAAGCTACAGGTGAGGGCGCTGTTCCTTGGGATGGTGATTACGTAGATGCTGCCGAGTATAACAAGAAGAGTTCTACTACTAATAAGCGTATGCTTACAGCGGAACAACAGAAGCATGATATCAGCCCTGAGCTACGTGATTCATATTCGAACGCTAACAAGGTTATTCGTTTAACCAAGAGTATCGTTGGTTTATCTGGTGTTCCTACAAGCGCGTTAACATCTACTATACCTGCTCAAATGAAATCGTTCTTCGGGACAGAGATTGAAGGTGTGATAGGTGATGAGAAGTCACAGAAAGATTTCATGAGATCTAAGATAGACGCGATCGTTCGTTCTGATAAGGAAGTACATCCCGATACAGCCACGGCGGTCTCCGCGAACCTAGGTGCTCTTGACTCACAGAAACTATTCCTTGCTTATGCTATGGTTAGAATTCAACGTGGTTCAGGTCGATTCACTGGGCAGGAACTTAACACTACACTAGAAGCATTCAAGAGTAATAACCTTGCGTACTCACTAGCTGCTGTTAATCATGCTTATAACGAAGCTCAGATGGGCGTTAAGAAGAACGTTAAAGCGATGGCTGCCGAAGCTACCGTTAGTCATCTATTCGGTTCAGGTGATGAACGCACGAAGTCTCAGTTACTAGCTACGTTCAATACTGACCCTATTCAAGACGATGATGGTTCATGGTCTGTATTAGTTCGTAAGGAAGATCGCGAACTCTTAGGTTTCAGATTCATCGAAGTATCACCTGATGGTGGTGTAGATTACATGCAATAAGGAGTCACTATGACTATCCCAATACGCGCCTCGAAAGTGGGCGCTACTACCCCTAGTAAACATGAGAAGATGTTCGCTGCTCAACTCGCGGCAGAAAGGCAAGAAGACATGTCGCCTCAAGAAACCTATGCCGCTGAGAAAAGTGACTACTTAGAGAGTAAGCATCGTAACGCTGGGCTGTTTCCTGAAGATGATAGTCCAACTCAATTCAAAGTTAAGAAACCTATCGAGGACGAAGTGTCTTTGTGGGATGACATCAAGGCCGCGCCAGCCGCTGGTTTACGTGGGTTTACTCAAGGCATGGCTGTGACTGCCGACTTGATTCCAACCGCTGCCAATGCGTTAGGTGAGTATGCTATTGATGCTTATGATGTCTTAAGTGGCCAAGGTGATTTACCTGCTGCTGATTTAGATAAGGTCATACGTCCTTGGGCTTTATCAGGTGAAGCCGATGTACAATTTGGCACTACTGATTCATATGAAATCGGAACGGTCTCTGAGATCGTTGGTGATGTTGCTGAAGCTGTTCCAATGATCGTCTCAATGGGTGCAGGTATGGCACGTCATGGCGCTAAGACTATGATGCAACAAGGTGCGGTTAATCCTATGTTCGCTAATTACTCACTTAAGTTCGCTCAGTCTCTAGGTATTGATATGGCTGCTATAACTGCAGGTGAAACAGTTGAAGAGATCGTAGAGACCTTAGGTGCTGATGAAGACGGTGCTGTAGCCGTAGGTGCTAACATCGTTACTTCAATCCTTGGTGGTTGGAGATTATCTCAATCGAAACTAGCGGGTGCTAGCGATGATGCATTGAAAGCTGCTGCTGATGAGAAAGGTGTTGTTATAGGTAAGGTAGGTTCTGATGGTAAGAACACTGCTCCTATAGGGGCGGGTGCTTTAAACGCGGCTACACGGCCTAGTAACTATAGTCCTACAGTACTCGCGGGTAAAGCTATTGTAGGTGCTAAGGATACTGCAGTTGCTGTGGCAGACGCTGCGTTAACTGGTGCAAGTAAATTACCATTCAGTAAGAACGTGTTCCGTGAGTTCAAAGAGAACAACGGTTCATTTGCTAATTACTTGAAAGAACAATCCCTATTAGACACAAGTAACGCTGGTTACATGAAGCTCGTTATGGACAAGGCAGGTGATTCAGTTAAGAAAGTATACTCCCAGAACTTGGAGCTTGCTGCGCATCTTGGGTTAAAGCTAGATACTTATCAACTAACAGGGTTGGAAGAGTTCAAAGGTTTCTCTATGGCTGTAGCTAAACTGAACCCTACGAAGACTCTGGAAAACATTAAGCATAATATCGATATGGTTGACGACTTCCTCAAGCAGAAAGGTTTAGGACATAACGAGGCCAGTAACAACGCGCTTCAAGTGGCACTTAAGAAGCATCACGGAAATACCGAGGATGCTCTCGAAGCCCTTAAAACTAAGATGATCCGAGAACGTGACGCTCTTCTTAAGGAAACTCGTAGAACTATTGATCCTGCGAGACTTGGTGAGGATTTCTTAGACGCTTTTATTACTTATGAAAAGAACCTGAAAGCCTTAGTAGGACGTGGTTTTGAGAAAGCAATACCTGCGGAGACTAGAATCAACACGAAGTTCTTCAACAACCATGTTCTTACGGAACTTACGGAACTCAAGACCGCTGGTATTATCCCAGCGGGCATTGCGTTACCTAAAGTGGTTCGTGATATGATCGCGGGAACAGCGACTGTTACTTTGGCTTCTGGCGTCAAAGCTACTCCTAAGGTCACTGCTCGCGAGATCCATGAGTCGATTGTTCAGCTTAAGAAAGCTCGTAAGGGCTTGATCAAGGGTGACCCAGCGTATAACATTAAGGAAGCTCAGTTGATTAACGTGATTGAGAGTATGGAAGATACACTCGCTCAACATTTAACACCTAAGCAATTCAAGGCTTACAATGCTGCTAAGAAAGAGTACCATGAGATCATTGGTGATAAGTTCAATGCGAGTAAGGTGAAGAAGTTTACTCTTAAGAACCAATTCAACCAGTTAAAGAGTAATGGTCAGGAGTTAATTGAGGAACTGCTGAATACTGCAGGCTCTAGCGAATCACGTACGGATGCAATCAGTAAGTTACTTTCGTTATCCAATGACGATATGATGAAGATGGCACATCGTGTGGATGATATTGATGTGCATAACATTGACAACATCGCCGCTGCTCAAGATGTTATGCACTTGAAGTTGAAAGATTACATAGTTCAAGAGTACATGGGTAAACTACTAATGAACCCTAACCGTAATCCTGTGGAAGTCATGGAAGAGTATATGGCACAACAAGGCCGTGTGATTCACTCAGTCATGAAAGAGCCTTTGGATTTGAATAAGATGGCGAGGGAGGTTAACTTAGCTACTAAGAATAACCAAGCGAAGATAGAACAAGAGATAGCGAATACCTTAAGTATAGGTGCGCATGGTGAACGTGATCTAGGTGATTACATTAGCAACACGTTGATCAAGAGTAAGCTTGAAATCAAACGTTTCAATGCACTGTTGGACGATCCAGCGAAACTAGAGAAGCTGGGTATGTCAGCTGATGATATACGTGATACTATTTCAGGTAAGTTAGTTGAATCATTCATAACCCGTGATCGCTCAGGTACTATGACAGGTACTAGCTTGTTCAATGCCATGAAGGAACACGGTGATAACCTTGAGTCAATCTTAGGCACTACTCGCATGGATCACTTGAAATCATTTGAACGTGGTTTCGGCCTAGTGGATATGGTTAAGAAAGCCAAAGTCGATGGTGTTGATTTAGACCGTACCGCGATGAACAAAGGTGCTATGAAGATGCTGAAAGGTTCTCTAAGTACTCACTTGATGGTTAAGCATGGTTTCGTAAGCAAGACCTACGCATACTCAATGAGAGCTATTCAGATCATGGGCGGTTTGAAGAACGATGGGTATAAGAAGTTCATGACTCAGATGATGACTGATCCTAAGTTCTTCCAGAATACTATTGAGATGGCTTCCGACATTAAGACTCACGATGATATCATACGTGCGCGCTTAGTACTGGAGCATCACTTCGGTATCCCTACGGCTTCAATGGATAATCAAGATGCTAATGAACAATCACGTAGTCTAATGGACGCAGGTATTACTTTAGAGAACTCGGTGTTCGAGGACTTTGAACAAGAGGATGTAGCTCCTGATTTCTCTGCTCCAACGATGCCTACTGAGGCTCCTCAGAAGGTCCCTGCTGACGTAGAAACCCCTAGTAACCCAACGCTATCACCGCAGCAAACTATAGCCCTAGAGAAAGCGAACGAGGCATCACAGGAGGTAACTAACGTACCTCCTATGGAATCAGGAGGCTCCATAGACTCTTTAGCAACTAGGAAATCAATGGGCGAGATCCGAGGAGGTTAACATGAACAAGTGGATAGCTGGTCTAGCGTTAGCGCTGAGTATACTTACTTTAGGTAACACAATATACTCCACGTCTAATGCTGAGTATGACCAGCGTTTAACTAGAATAGAGAAAGAACATAAGGACGATGTATCCTCGCTCAGAAAGAAACATGATGGGGATATCACTGCAGTCCGAGTACAGATGAACAATATGGAAACAGGTATTCATTTGAAACTCGACGATATCCTCAACCGAATGATGTCTGTACACGTGGACGTGAAAGTCAATTCAACTAAAATCGAGAACTTAGAAAGGAGTAAACAATGAAAAGTAGACCAGTATCAATAGCAACCCAAGAACAGGTGCTTCCAACCTTCGCACCCTACGAAATACGTGCAGCTGTATCACAAGTACTGTCTGATGGTACCGTAGTAGCCATACGGTGTGTTGTGGACTTCACGTACCAAATCAATGCTACAGGGGCTTCAGTAGTTAATCCTGCTGGTAGTATTCTTGGAGTGTCTCCGAGTATCACTAGTCTGGACTTTAGTTCCCCAGTTACTCTGGAAGTAATGTAAGGAGGAGACTTATGTTTAGTTTAGGTTTTAATATGGTTTCTGCGGTAGCTAATGCTGTCGCAGGAGGCCTAGGGAGAACATCCCGATACTTTGCACAGTTAGACGCTGTTCAGCAATCACATTATGTTTACGCTAATACATTAGTATTTTCTGGTGATTTCACGATAAATTTTGAGTTTTCATGTGTCGTTCAGCCTAACTTTATAGTAGCGGGTTATTCATTGTCGTTTTCAAATCATATTATAGTACAGCCTAATTCTGTTGAGGTTAGGGTTGACGGAACCAGACTTAAATTTACTGTTTCTATGCAAGATGGTTTACTGCATTCTTGTTCAGTGCATAGGCTAGGAGGCGTAACAACCTTAATAGCTGACGGGATTTCTATCCCAGAGGATGCTGCTACAACAAATAGCGGCACGCTTACTATAGACTCGTTAGGGATGGAGAGTGGAACCTCATTCTCTAACGGAATATTGGCCAATGTGGCATTTACAGATAAATCAGACCCTAACCCCGATAACTGGATATCTACATCTAACACACTAGGGCTAGCTACGGGTAATGTTGAATATCCTGCTGAGAATGTGTTTGGCGGCAATGTCGTTACTAATGGTGGCTTTATTGGTGACTCCAGCTTAGGATGGTCACTGGAAGCGCCATGGACTGTGACGGGCGAAAAGCTCGTGAAGCCAAGCACAGGAAGCGCAAATGCAAACACGGTGCCATATCAAGATGTAACTACAGGAACAAGTTACGTGATTGAGTTTGATGTTACTGATTATTCGGGTTCTACCGCAGTAGTATTTCTTAGGGGTGCTTCGGCACCTAGTATAACGGGTAATGGTATGTATTCTGCGGTGGTTGAAGCAGGAGCTAGTACAAGTCATGGCTTGAGAATAGGGGGAGGATCATTTGTAGGCGCGATTGATAACGTCTCAGTACGTTCAATAACTAACGCTATAACATACGTTAACATACCTGACGCACAGAGAGAGCAATACACGTTAATAGATGGTAGCTGGCTTGGTCAGGAGTTGATCACTCAGGCTGTATGGGAGAGTCCGAACATCACCGGTACTGAATGGGCTTTTGCTACTAACCAATGGACACTAACTGGGACAGGTGCATATAGTGAGTTAAAGTTACTCAGTACCGCTGAACAACCAGATATTATGAGGTTAGAGGGGGTGGTAACTAACTTGTTAGGTAATCTTGCTGTCGCTGGATCTAATCCTGCTTTAGATTTAACATCCAATGGTTCATACCTAAGAGATGTAAACAATGCAACAGATAACACTCAGGTATTTAAACGTGGTGGTGGTGTAGTAAATGCAACACTAGACAAGCCAAGCATCAAGCGTAAAATAGAAATAGCATAAGGAGAGTACCATGATTTTATACGCAGTAATGTATACAGTAAACGCAGATTGGACAGGTGCTCTTTATGCTGACGGCAAGGTAACACTTGTCGGATTAACTGAAGCACAGATAGCAGTATCAACCAGAGAGAAGAATAGGGTTGATAAGTTAGGCTTCAATCCCACTAATGACCCTGAGCAAGGCGGGCTATCAACTGCTGAGCTAAGCGCTACAATCGATACCCTAGTCGCCCAAGACCCTAACCTTAAAATGTTGATACTATCCCAAGCACAGGGCAGGTGGTTACACGTGAGCCATCCTTTATTTAAACCCAAGGTAACCGAGGAGAACTAATATGTGGACTGCCGTAATGAATTTCTTAGGTGGTCCTTTTACTGGTTGGGTAGAGGGGCATCAAGCAAGAAAGTTTATGAAGGAAGAAGGTCGCTTGGACCTGAAGAAAGCTGAGGTAGCCTTTAAGGTTGCTGAGTTTACTTCTAAGACCGAGAGGCTAACCCGAAGTGATACCGCGGATTCCGATTATGATCTAGCGGCTCAACGGGAAAAGAGGTATACCATTGCTGATGAGATACTCATGTTATGTACTATTGTTATGGTGGTATGTACTTTCATCTTCCCTGCTCAGATGGCACTAGGGTACGCTGCGTTACAAGCGGCACCTTGGTGGGTAGAGTTTATGGTGGTTGGTATTTACATAAGTGTCTTTGGACTCATGCGTTTATTCAGGGCGTGGTCACCGTTTAAAGGAGGTAAGAATGGCAAAGATTAAAGTATATCCCGCGGAGGGCTTTGGTGAGTCGTTTGGTTCTTTATAGGGAAACCTTATTAAATCTGAATGATTCACCTAGTGCTAGTATTGAGATAGCCGTAGATCTTATAGAATGAAAAAAGCCCCGAGAATCCAATTAGGACTCTCGGGGCTTTTGTGTTTCTAAACTACGTTACGTTCCTTAAATACTGCCTCGGAACAATGGTAAACATCCCGCTCGTCAATAAACACTACGTAATCACCATACTCAGGTTTCTTACCACTAGGGACATCGAATAAGATATGTTTACCCTCGGGATTCGTCAGCCTCCAGATGGTACTGAAGCCTTGCTGCTCTAGTCTATCCTCTACCGTAATCTCATGGGCTAGGCGTTCGATTGGTTTACTTTGATACGTCTGGAACATTTGCTTTCCCCTTACGTTTCTTCTTAGGAGCCTTAGTCTCTACTGGTCTATCTTTCTTGGTAACAGGTGTATCTTTAGTTACCTTAGGAACCTCTACTTGCTTAACAGATTGCTTAGCAGAATATAACTCCTTGGTAACCTTAGTAGCACCTAAGAAACTCTGGTAGATATTACCATTGGTTACCCAAGTATTACCTAGAGACTCTATCTGGTATTTACTATTAAGTAGATCCTCCATTTCCTTAGGTGTCTTGGTGCTTATGATTATATACTTCATGTAGTAGTTTCCTTCTTGTCTTTGGTTTAACTGATGTTTATAGGGTATCACACTTTGTGTTTCAATGTCAACCTTTAAGTTAACTTAAGTTGGAAGTGAGGCATATCTTGCCATAGTTTCCAGTGACCTCCCCATTCCAAAGGATACCTAAGTATACTAGCGGCCTGTAGTATTGCTGCTGCTACTCGAGTCATGTCATTGGAATCCCAAGACGCCTTACCATCCACGTAAGCAAAGACATCAAAAGCTGTACCTGATTGGTGCTTACTAAGGAGCTCTACTCCATCACACTTAGATAGACCCTTAGTAAACATAAGATTCTGAGCGGTCATTGAACGCATACCACCATACTCAGGGATACCGAAGTCTACGCGGGTTATGGTTAGGGCTAGTTGTACTATCTCGGAGATCCTAGGGTCTGTCCCTTGGAGTCTCTTAGTTGATCTCTTACTTAGTTTGAACATGTGTTTCTCCTTTAGGGACCCTAAGGTCCCGTTGTTAACCTTCACAAGCTGTACATTCACCTTTGCTCGCCATGACACCTGCTTTAGATCTCATGTAGTACAAGGCCTTAATGCGTTCATCCTTATAGGCTATCTTATGAACCGCTGAGATCTCCTCCTCGCTTTCATCTGCATCGAAGAATAAGTTAAGTGATTGCCATTGGTCAATGTGAGGTGATCGTTGTCCTGCTAGTCTAAGGAGAACGCGTTGATCAACCTCGTAAGCAGTGAGGAAGACTTGTTTCTCGTGGTCCGTGAGCCAATCCAAGTGTTGTACTGATCCATTGTTATCAATGATGGATTTGACGAGGTCATCAGACCATCCAACTCTGCCTTTCGCAAGGTCAAGAAACACTGGATTAACTCGGTAGATCTCCCCTGCTGCGCTAGGCTGGTTGTAAACGTTAGCCACGATGGGTTCGATGCCTTGAGATACTCCTCCACATAAGAGTGCAGATGATGTATTGGGAGCGACTGCAAGTAGATGTGTGTTTCTTCTTCCCAACCCACGGCAGTACTTCGGTTCCCCAAGTGTTTCTGCGAGATACTTTGTTGCACGTTCGGCCTCCTTCTTTAAGTATGAGAAGATCTCCTCGTTAAGCATAGCTGCTCCAAGGGAATCAAGGGGTAAACTCTTGGTCTGTAGTAACGTATGGAACCCTAAAGCACCTAAGCCTAGTGGACGACCACGTTCAGTCCCACGAATCGCTCGTTCCAAACCCGGGATCTCCTTAGCCAATTCAATGAACTCACTAGCAACACAATCTAGAAACACAATACTATTGAACACAGCATCAGTGTCTTTCCATTCGTCCCACTTGGTAAGGTTCATCGAAGATAACACGCAAGTATACGTCTCGTCCTCATCACTGTGAAGCATGATCTCAGTACACAGGTTACTAGCCTTGCAGGTTAGACCATGTATCTTATAGCTCTGTGGGTTCGCGCGATTGATTTTGTCAACGAAGTATTCATAACCTTTACCTGTGATGGCTTTGACTTTACGTACTCGCTGGTATCTCTCAATAGCATCAAGGTCGCCTCGATCCAGTCTTTCAATAAATTCATCTGTAATAATCCAGCCAACGTTGAGATCGTCGCCTTCATGTAATAACTTGTCTGCAAGCTCGAAGAAGTCTCCATGAGTAATCTCGATATATCCTGCCCAAGCTCCGCGTCGTGAAGTACCTTGAGCAACGTCCCGCATATCTTGGACAAATCCATTGAACACTGGTAGAACCCCGCTCGCAGTTCCACCTCTAGAGATTGACTCTCCGCGATGGCGTATGTCGCCCAAGTAAGCCGAAGTTCCGAAACCGTTCTTTGTAAGTATAGCAGTTTGTTTTCTGTTTTCGTAAAAGGATTCAATGGAATCTCCTATGTATTGACCTGAGCATGACACTGGTAACCCTTTGTTGGTACCTGTGTTCGACGCTACTGGACTAGATGCAGCTAAGTGTCCTTGCCATAGTAGGTTGAAGAACTTCGTTTCCCATTGGTCACTGTTGGGCATATGACGTGAAAGTGTACTAGAGATACGCTGGAAGGTGTCTCGGATACCTACTGCGTCATGTAAGTACTTCGCCTTGAACAACTGGAACGATGGTGTTGTGAACCAATCAGGAACCATGTTGATGCTTTGTAAATGCTTGCGTTCATCGCTAAGCTTCTGGTATATAGTCTTCTCGTTTTGCATATTAGCTCCTACCATGTGAATTTCTTCTCCGCCCAGTCTCTGTTGTATTCGTTCCCAACGCCCACAAAGAAGTCATGTAATTGTACCGCGTTGATCCCGTCATAGAACCATTCTTTGATTACGTTGTTTGATTCATCGAACTCAGAGTTAATACCAAGTTGATTCAAGCATAAGTTAACACGGTGACGTGCGAACACTTTAAGTTGGCGACTAGTGATGCCTTCGATCTCACCCATCTCAAACACATGATCAATGATTGCATCTTCATGCTCAATGATCGTACGTGCTACTTGTATCAGTTCTAGTGTCGGTGCTTTACGATTGGACTCATGTAAGTAAGTCTTGTAAGCACGGGCGCCTGCTTCGCTGTGGAGGTTCTCATCTCTCACGGAGAACTTAACACCTGAGCAAACATTCTTTAACTTGTTCTTACCAGCGGACTGGAAGTGCAATAGGTAAGCGAACGTAGTGTAAAGGATTGTACCCTCTACCATGCTGAAAGCTCCCATGCTAACCAATGGGTCACTGTTGGATATTGCCTTGCCTATGAACTCCATACGGCTGCTCAGGACAGGGTCTTCCTTGTAACTCAGGTAGAACTCTTCGGTATCTAAGTTCAACGCGGCATTCAGATTATTGTAGAAAGGAGCATGCACACAGTTCTCGGTCTGAGCAAATTGAGTAGCCATGCGTTCCAAGCAAGCTGGCTTAGGGAACATCTTCATGAAGCGATCACCCCAGTAACTAGTGCCAGCCATACGTTCATACAACGTGAACAACTTAAGCTGATACTTAACACCATAGGACTCCGCCTCGGTCATGTTAACTAGAATGTCTTGGATGTCCTTGCTTACATCGATTTCATCGGGAGTCCAAGAGATATTCTGTTGAGCCACGGCTGCTTCTAAAGCCCAAGGATACTCAACTACATAAGCTTCTTGAGGTGTACACATTGGTAAGTCATTGGTTATCACATTAACTCTCCCATTAACTGTTCGAAGCCACCGATGTGACGATCGCCTAGGAATATCTGAGGTACCTTGCGTATACCTTTCTCCACGAACTCTTTCTGGAAATACATGGAACTCTTGGCGTCCATGACAGTATACGGTAACTCTTTCATGTCTAGTAGTTTCTTAGCTTGTACACAGTAATTGCAATTAGGGCTACTGTATATTACGTATTCTTCTTCAGTATATTCTTCCATTGGTTTCTCCTTGGGAACCCGAAGGTTCCCGTTGTTAATTAGTGTTGAGTTACTTCTTCAGTTACTTCTTCAGGGGACACGAACGTAGCCACCTGTACTATATCATTAGTGTAAGGATCTTTAGTAGCAGCGAACACTACGGCATCTTCAGCACTCTCACCGAAGTCCATAGCGGCCATTGCCCAGATGCTCCCTGAGCCTACAGCAAAGGGTTTATCAGAACGTAACTCACAACTCTTGTCACCTGCGTAACTCCAGAGTCTTCCGTCCAGCGTAACACCTAAGAGACTTACGTTCCCGATATCTTTAGAAGGGATGGAGCGTATGTGATCCATGGTAGTAAACGGGCTAATCATTTCAATAGTATCCATGGCTGCTTGGTAATCACCTGCGATACCTAAGGCAACAAAGGGACCTACATCAGGGAAGATCTTCTGTGCGTCTTCCTCGTAGATCATATCACCAATACATGAACGGCTATCGGATACCAGAGACTTCCCATCATAAGCGATTGTAGTCATTACACACCCTCCTTTTCAAAAGCTTTAACAAACTGCTGACATAAGCCTGATCGTACTATGTCATCACTATCGAATGAATGTACTGCAACAGGTAATTCATTCCGTTCCACGAGACCCGTAAGCCACGCTAGACCATCGCTAGTAACATCCCGCTGAGCTCTGTCTCCCATGAGAAACAACTTAGCGTTCTCACCGATTCTCGTGCAGATGGCCTTGAGTTCCTCCACGGTTAACTGTTGGCTCTCATCCATAAGCACTACTGCATCATCAAAGCTACGGCCTCGTATGGTTTCAATAGGCTGTATTGATATAGCACCAGTCTTCATTGCATGCTCATAGAAACCTACACCTAGTTGATCCCGAAGTACATCAGTAAGAGGCATTAACCAAGGAGCCATCTTCTCCTCCACGGTCCCGGGGAACGCACCTAGGGACTTCCCTGTGCCTACATTAGCTCTCGATAGTACTATGCGCTTAACACGCTTCTCCGCGAGGTCCTTGGCTGCCACAGAGGCTGCTAGGTATGTCTTACCAGTACCTGCTGGTCCAGTACAGACAACACAGGGATCTACTAGTAAACTCATGAAGTAATCACGTTGCTTTTCATTCAAGGGTTCAATGCGTACCTCAGGACGTTTCATCTCTTTAGCCTGCGCGACCATAGCTGCACCAGTTTTAGCACCAAACTTCTCTGCACGTTTCTCTCTACGATTAGCCTTTTTCATATGTTTCTCCTTAAAGGGACCGGAGTCCCGCTTGTTAAGACTCTAAGTATATTGCTGCTAGTGCTGTTGTTACTCCTGACACGACTACTGTTCCTATGACTGCGAAGGGAGTCCATAGAGGTGCTCCTAGTCCAAACATCCATGAGGCCAATGTGAAAGCTATGGAGGGGATGATTGCCCACAAGCAGATGGTCATTAGGATACCTGTGATAATACCAAGGATTGTTACGAATGTTTTCATGATTGATCTCCTGAAGTTACTGAAGTTACTGAAGTTAACAAGGGCCATGCCACTGGAAACAGCGGCTCGATTATCTTTGAGATCTCATGAGCTAACTCTTGAATCTCTACTTGAGCATGAGAATCCATGCGTTGCTTACAGAACCTAGCGAACGCTGCTAGTGATCCTGTCCAGTACCAGTTTACTTCGGTACCTTGGGGCAGTACGAAGCGAGCCTGTTCTTCACAGACGCCAAGACGAAGTAAGCATTCATATGTATGCTCAGCTTCTTCCATAGCTTCACGATAGATACCTTCGATATGCCCCTCCTCCGCCCTTCCAAAGCCTTCACCAGAACCTTGCTTCTTATTCTTAACTGCCTTGCGGAACGTAGGGTAGAAGAAAGTAGGTTTACTTGAGATGTATCTACGTGACTCCTCGTTCTCCACGAACCCCTGTTTATGCTTGAAGCATTGAGTACGAATAGGAACAGGCGCTCTCACTCTTACGGTTATAGCTGTGTGAGCAAAGGGAGTCCAGTGATTATGTTCTGCTAAGTAGCGAATCAACCCAGCGTCTCTCTGGTCACGTTCCAAGGACTCACTCATACGAAGCTTGTCTCTGTTATCAGCAGCAAAGGATACCCGTGCGGCTCTAACGATGCTACTATCGTTTCCCATGTGATCAATTAGTTCGGCTTGCATTCACGGCTCTCCTGTTCTTTCTTAAGGTATTCTTTAGTGTTCGCATGCCATTGTTTCTCGTTGGCTAGCTCATTTCTCAAGCGTAAAGGCCATGTTAATAAAGCACCTACACCGTAACATAGGAGACCCATCGCGATGGCACCTAGGGCATATAGGCCGCCCATGATCATTAGTTCAAACATATAATTCTCCCATTAATACTTTAGCTATCTGAGGTTCACTGAAGTTCGGTCCTTTAAGAACCTTGCCATCTTCACGATAGATTGGTTTACCATCGGCACCAAGCTTACTCAGGTTGCTACGTTGGATCTCTTGAAGCAAAGCATCCACAGGTAACCCTAAGATTGTCGCTTGTTGTGCTGTTACGTAAAGGATATCACCAATAGCATCAGCGATTTCTACGAGGTCTTTGTTGTCCATGGCTTCATTCAGTTCCTGAAGTTCCTCCATGATTAGATTGTTCATTAAGGTTGCTTCGGGTTCCGTAGGCAACCGAGGCTTATCGCTCATCGCTTTACCGTAGGTCGTATTGAACTGTCGTACTTGTGATTCTAGGCCCATTCGAAATCCTCCGAAGTCTTTCCTGTTACCATTAATAAATACCCTTCTAACTGCCAGATGTTATTAGTTGCATCGGTTATCGCATTCTCTTTTGCAAACCTACAACCTACTTCAAAATCAAAGTTAGTAGGATCGACACAGGCTGATTTACCTGAGCCTACTGAGAACCCATTGGGAAGATAGGCTTCACATACGGTTGTTGTCGTGTCACCTAGTCTAGCGTATTCAAAGGTAAGCGAGGCTATCATTGCCTGTACGTGGTTAAATTCTACTTTCATGTTATAATCCTCTTGTTGTATTTCTACGGAACCATGATAAGAACATAGCGTTACAAGCAATGTGATCAGCATGAGGTAAGCCTGAGTCACTATCGAACTCTTCACCGTCCTGTATAGCTGTCATGTGTCTAAGCATTGCGGCTTGGTAACGGTTACGGGCATCAGGTACATCCTTCCAGCCGTTAGCTGAGTACTTCTTAGCGCCAAAGGTTAACACCTGAGCCACTGCGTAAGCAGATGATAAAGGAACTAAGTCCATCTGAGGCTTGTTGCCATCGAACTTAAGTGAGCCAGCTGTTGAGCCTTGGACTCCTTTGGATTCTAATGGTAACTCTAGTTGTCTTGATTCGTGTGGTGTCATTATGTATTCCCTATTAGTTTCTTGAAGAGGTTTAACATACGTCTCTTCCATTGATTATCTGTGATAGTCTCCATGCGAACCATGAGAAACTCATCGCCCTTAGCCACATGATCCTTCAGTGCTTCTATCTCGAAGACCTGTCTATCATCGAAGCTAAGTACTCTCTGCATACTATCCAGCAAAGGTTTAAAGCAGTTGTCGAGATCACTCAGTTTACTTGAGTAACCTACGACTAAGGATAACTTATACTTATCATCCTTATGTACCTCGAACCTGTGAGCCTTGAGAGCATTAAACACTGCTAACTTATACCGCTTGTATTCCACGGTGTCAACCTTTTTATTCGCATAATGCATCTTATTAGCAGATAAGGCCTTGAGAGGCATGCGTACCTCCAGCACCTTCATTACTTCATACCGAAGTACAATTTAGCATTCGGTACGTCAACATAAGGATACTTCTTGACTAACTTTCTTACTCCTTTCCACGAGAACCCTAGGCGAAGCTCACCGTTACTTTGATCTTTGTACATCGTAGTTTTCGGTAGTGTGCGCTGGGCTGTCTCTACTGTTACCTCATCGTCCGTGAGTGTATTCAGGATACCAACAACGATACTGTTGATACGGTGGTTAAGTAATTGTTTCTTGTTCATCTTTTGCATAGTTTACTCCTTGTTACATGTTTCATCTAAGGTGTCCGAGGAAAGCTCTTCCCATTCTGCGTCATGGGCTTTCATACACGCAGCGTCTTCGTCTGTTGCTAGTATCGATATCTCTTCTGTGACAGTCCGTACGCGTTGTAGTATGTACCATTGTGTTTTACCTACCATATTTTGCATAGTTTACTCCTTTAGAAATCTGAGAATTCATTAGCCGTGTGATAATCACCTAGCTCGCTTTGATACTCAAGGTCTTTAGCTTTTACCTTAATGTATTCGTAGTGGATCTTTAGATCCTTTGGCGCGGTCAGCAACATGTAGATGAGGTCAAAGGTTTCCAAGAACCTCTGCTCAGCAAAGTCATCGCCATCTCCTTGGTCATAGCAGTCAACATACAGTTCGTATGTATTCTTGTCATAGTCCTTAGGATCCCATGAATCAAGCAGTTCCTCACAGGTCTTCTTACCAAACTTCTGGCATGGTGTTGTGATGTAATCAGGGTTACCATAACGGTTCACCTTATTAGTAATCACATCGTACTTGTAGTGATGAGTAAGTCCAGGGATGTTATCGGTACCCATGTCACCTAGTAACATCTGCCTCCATAAGTTCTTATGTGCTTCCTCCTTACTTATAACCATGAGTTCACAGTTATTCATGTTGTAGTGATGTCCCACGTACTGCCACAGATCTTTATCCTTAGTGCAGATGATCGTGGTAATCTTCGGATCCTCCTTATAGTATTCGCTCACGATAGTCAAAGCATCATCAGCCTCAACACCGCGCATCATTTGGTAACCCCAGTTGCTCATAAGATACTCACGAATCTCATCATAAAATGCTGGTTTACTTTTGTTAGTCTTTCGTTGTCCTTTGTAGGGCAGACTGAAAGCACGTTTCACTCGGAAGTTACTATGGCCTTCGGTCAGGAACCCTGTATGATGAGTAGCTTTAGATTTCTTTAGAATCTTCCGCACTATCGTGTTTACTATCTTAGAGACTTGGAACCAGTTCAAGTACTCACCTTGTTTCTCTTTCTTTTCTACGCAGAACGCAGCTTCATAGACAATAAGGTCAGCATCAACGATTGCAAGTCTGATCATTAGACCCCCGTGAAACTGTTAGCCACTTTGGAATCCTCCGTGATTTCACCTTCACCAGTATCTTCGTTACCAGTGGTCGTGCGACACTTGAATCGATCTAGTAAGGCGAAGATCTTCTTAGCACCTACGTCATGCTGGATTGCTTTGTGCGGTCGGTTCATACGGTTATGAGCCGTACGGTTACGCTGGCCTTCGAACGCAGCCTTGGACTTAAGGTCTGAGATAACAGTAGCAGCCATGGCATCTACGTAATCACTCTCAGCTTCGGTAGGTTCAAAGCCTAGGGTGTCGATCTGTTCTTGGGTTAGTTCTTTCATTATTCTGTCTCCTCGATGCCGTTCTCTTTCATTTCTTCACGTAGTAAATCATGTGCCATATCGTAGCCACACCAGTTATCTACGCCAGCTGCTTCTAGTGCGTTCAACCATGACTCTGGGTTCTCTGCTTTATATTGTCCGATATCCATATTAGTTTTCCTCTTCAATTGATTTAACATACTCAAGTACCGCGGCAATTTGATGACTATTTGCGTTGGTCTTAATTCGGTTTGCTAGGGATGATATAACCGTCACGTTGCCCACGACATAACCTAAGTGAGGTATGCGTTTGTCAAGGGTCGGGCTGTTATCAGTGATAGTTCCTGTACCTTGGATCAAAGGGATCTTCAGGACAGGGCATAAGGTTGGGATGATTATATCCTGCGATGTGATGTTGAACGGGAGATCTTTAGCTTTCGCTCTGGTCTTCGCTCCGTGCCACATGGACTTATGGGGGTTAGTAGTAGTCAACTCTTTCACAGCATGTTGTGCCATAGGTAGAGAAGCCTCGCGTTTCCTTAGGTTATAATCGTTTTGGTATGCCTTGACACAGGACTTACACTTGGTATGTCCTTTGTAGAACTCTTTGTTCTTAAGTTTCTGTCGGCACTTTGAGCATTCCTTCATAATTACCTCCTAGGTTTTCTTCGGTCTTATCATCACGAATACAATCGAACACAGGGTGACGGAACTTGTGACCACTGCTCCATTCCATAAATGTAACCTGAATCAACTGCTTTGTCAACCACTCAATTCCTTTATATTTGTATTGATCAGCCCACCATTTACGTTGAGCATCATCGAACCCAGTGCCCACCTTGCCATAGTTAGTCAGTAACGCGCCCATTAGTCCTTCGTGCTTTCCCGTGCCTTCTTGGTAACCTGTGATGAAGACGTCCGCGGAATCAGTGGGCTTGTACTTGAGCCACTTCTTGCCCTTGCGGATGACAAGGCCTTCGAAACCTTCCGCAACCTTAGCGTCCATAATAGCTTGTAACTCAGCATGTGTAGGATCTTCCAACCACCCGAGATCCATCCTAGGATCCAATGGCTCAATCGAGTATACCATGCTTGCTGGTACTGGACTCCCGTTGACTGAGGATCTGACTCTGGACATTGATGTTGCCCAGTCTTTGTCGTAGACTTCCGCATCGACTATCTCCTTAGATATGTGATCCAGATTGTACAAAGGCTTCCCTGCTCGACTGATGGGGTTACCATCGACATCTCGATGCATTCTTGCACCATCTAGTTTTAAAGTAATGTGCCAGCGTCCCGTAAGGTCTTCACCTTTATTAGGTTTCGGTTTGTTACCACCGTACTTGTTACGTGCCATTAAGTATTCTCCTTTCTCTTTAGTTTCCTAAGTAACTTACCATGTAAAGCAGTCATATTGTTTAAGGAATCCTTAGTTGGTTGTAGCTCCTCCTGTGCTTTATCCCTCGCCTTCCTAAGATTCCTAGTCTCATTCTTATACCTGCTGATGGAGGACTGTAGTGTCCTAATCACGACATGGAGCTTATTGATAGTACTATCCTTACGTAAACACTCTTCAGTATGTGTTTCCATTTGTTATCTCCTGTTAATGTGTTTCTAACCAAGTATCACCATGATCAGCTGTTCCTGTACAGATACACTTCAAGCTAAGGTCTTCGCTAACTACATAGAATGCAGCTTCACAAATCTCCTTGAACTTAGGTACATCTTCTTCTTTAACTTCGAACTGTCCTTCATCGTGCACGTTGGCCGAAGGATTCCAATCTAGTCCTGCTGCATCAGCATTCTTAGTGACCTCGATCAACCAGTACTTCATCACTATCGCTCCCATACCCTGTAGTAAAGTATTCAATGCTGCATGAGGACTGCGTACTCGAATGATACGACCATCGATTCCCTTGACCCATGAACGTTCCTTAACAGCTGCTTGAATGCCTTCCCTGAGTTTCTTAAGTGCTGGTGTAGCTTCTAAGAACTTCTTCTTAAGTGCTTTACCTTCCTTCGCTCCGCCTCCAACGATCTGACCTATCTTAGCATCACCTGCTCCGTAAAGGAAAGCATAGATGAATGTCTTGGCTTGGTCTCGCGTGAGTAACCCAGCGGCTCTTTGGTTCAACGTATGGATATCAGTACCATCGGACTTCTTACCTTCCAAGATACTAATGGCATACTCTATATCATTCATGTAATGTGCTAAGCACCTAAGTTCCAAACCATCAGCATCACAGCCAACTAGTTTATAACCCTTGCGTACCGTGAACAGGCTACGACATTCATTACCGTAAGGCGATGAACTACTAGGAACCTGAGCAACATTAGGACTACTGTGAGTCATGCGGTTAGTAGCTGCTCCCAAGCTATTCACGTAGCCATGGATCCTTGCGTAACCATCGTCTCCCCACTTCGCCTTAGCCAACCAATCCTTAACCATGCCTTCACGCTTGGTTATCATGAAATACTCAGCTAACGGTTTAGCCTCAGCGATCCCTGCGTCCGCAGCAATCTGGAGTACAGCATCGTTGATCATGGGAGTACCTTTCTCCGTGAACTCAGTAAGCTTATAACCTGCACGAGTCAAGCGGTCTGCTATCTGTGCACGAGAGCCTAGTGAGAACTCAGGGAACTCTATTAATGTGAAGGAGCCGCTGAGGTATTCCACTGACTTTTTAAGTCTTCCATCGACCATCTGTTCCGATCGGATGACTTCTGGTGGAGGGACGAGACTCGCCCAATCATCTCCCAGCTTCTTAAGTCCGACTCCCGACAGAGAGCCATCCACCTTGATCTTCGGTTGGACTTCCCTAATCTTTTTAGGTAACGGTTTGAACGTCTCATGTACTTCATCCTCCAACTCACCTATACGGTCAATGAATGTCCCGTGAAGTAATTCGGCTTTCTTATAGTTAAACACGAACCCGTGTTCCATTTGGCGTTGGATGATCTTAGCGGTATCCATCTCACACATGATTGACTTCCAAGAGAACTTAGACAGGAGTTTCACAAGGCGGTGATATAGTTTCTCATTCACATTAGTATCCTGAACACAGTAATCTTCCATCGACTGTGTCCAGATGCTACCTACCCAACAAGGGTTCTTCTTAGGATTAGGTTCCTCCTCGTTATACAAAGGTTGGTCCTTATCACTTACTGGATAGTACTCAGTCTTAGGTTCCCCTAGACGAGCGCCCCACGCACCCAATGAATGACCGCCCTCTATGTCACAGAAGTACAAACGACTTAACCATAAGGTGTCCAATACTATCACGTGTTTCTGAGGTACCCATCCGTAATGCTTCTTCAACATAGGATAATCGAACCCAATCAGGTTGTGACCTGCGTGAACTTCGTATTCATCCAGCTTCTTACAGGCCTCAGGTATATCGCGATACCTAAAGACTTCCTTAGTCTGAGCATCCGTTATAGTAATGCAGTGACAGACGGTCATGTTATCCACGAATCCATCGGTCTCTGCATCCCACACGGCTACTCGTTTACCTACGAGTTCCTTCCACATAACTCCTCCTCCATGACCTTACGTCTCTGAGGGCTGATGTTCTGAGTGTCGATGACTGCTTTGATATGACCAGTATCCATGTCCTTAAGTTTCACGTGGGACAAGGGTTGATCACCGTTGATACCATACGTTCCCCATACTAGTTTCTCACGTTGCTCAGAGAACGGCATGTCAGTTGTCACTGAGAGATCTACGGCATCCGTGTTAAGGTTTCTCCGTATGTAATCAGTACCACCATCTAACATATACTGCTCACCATTAACATCTTCATGAGTAACATAGTCATGTACGTGGGATGAACTTAAGAAGGTACCGTCTGGTGTTATGATTGCATTCTGTATTAACATTAGTTATCCTCCTTAGTATCCTAGGGTCTCATCTTGGAATTGATTACCAGCATTCTCAGCTTCCTCTGGATCAATTACCACCATCCTACCTGTCTCATCATCAAAGTAAGCGTAGTCAGCAGGACCTGTGCGACCTGAGAATCTACATTTGAGTACATGAAAACTAGTTGTATTTCGTTCCACCTCTGTATCAGCATACTTGTTCCTCGCTATTGCAATGGTAGTCATGGCTATTTGCTTGAGACTACCGCTTCCTTTAAGATCATCTTCAGTCGGCACACGACCTTCTTCAAACGACTTACCACCGCCTCCAACTTTCCTCAGGTGACTCACTACCACAACGCAGATGTTCAGACGTTTAACCATCTTAAGTAATCTGTTCATGAACTTATCCATTGTAAGGTTCTCACTACCAGACTCACAGTCACTCACAGCGATTGTTATATGATCTAGGAATTGAATCTTACAGTTATCAACCGTAGCTGCGTACTCCATCTTATCCAAGAGACTATCGTCACCGACTGAACCCTCGTGATCCAGAAGTGTGAACTGGCCCTCACCGTAGAGTTCCGTATGTAACTTACGTTCCTCTTGCTCACTGATATCCACATCAGGCAGATGGATACGCTTGTTAGCATGGATAGCCATGAGGCCACCGATGGTATCACCAACATCTTCCTCTAGACTAATGTCCATGATGTTGTACATGGTATTCCGAAGTAGATGGTATTTCCACTCACGTAGAACTTGGGTTTTACCTGAGCCTGTACCAGCGGTGATGAGGACAATCTCTCCGAGGCGAATACCATAGGTCTTCTTGTTAAGTTCCTCGTACTGTGGATCCCAAGGAATACTCTTGATGTTCTTCTTCTCTTTGTACTTTTCCCAAGTATCCGCACCGTTAATGATGCCGCCTAGTGTAAACCGCTTGCTACGATGGAACTCGTCCACGTACTTGCTAACCTTATTGGCCTTGAGATAGTCACAGGCGTCCTTACCTTCAGTAAGCTCCATGATCTTAGTACGCCCAGGAAACATGGGACCTACTTCCTCTACAGCGGCCTTCCCCGGCTTATCTGCATCGAAGTTAAGGATGATAGATTCAAACTCTTTCATGGCTTCGAAGTTATCCTTCATACAACGCTTAGCTGAACCTGCGCCATCCCAGATACTTATGTTAGGATACTTAGAACCTGTCATCTTGTAGGCAGCCATAGCATCATACTCACCCTCAGTGACCGTGATGCTTCTCCCTGTCTTAGGGAACGCTTGCATACCGAAAGGCACACAGCCCTTAGTTATACCAACGCTTCGGAACTCTTTCTCAGGATACAAGCGTACCTTAACACCGACTAGCTCGCCTTCCTTGTTGTACCTAGGGAACAAGTGATGACCTTTGTCATTCGTTCTTACTCCATACTTCTTACAGGTATCAACGTCAATACGCCTGTCCTGTATGGCCTTGTAGCCTGCCTCATGGTAGAAGCTTAGGTCAGCCTTACCTTTATCTTGAAACTCTGTCACTGCACTCTCCTCTGCGTATCCGCTGTCATTACCTTTGTTTGAATTGTCGTACCCTTGGCACCCATGGCAATATTTACCACCGTCCTCATACTGAACCATAGCGTCCGAACTCCCGCAGGAGTCCTTAGCTGTGCATGGTAACCTATATTTAACTATGTCACCCATTGTTTACTCCTATATTGAAGCCCGTGATCTAATGGTGTCGAAGGAGTCACGGGGCGCTTGGACACCGTTATAATAGTAATCCACGAAGCCTTCAGGAGTCACGTAATCACCGTCGGTTAATTGATTGGCATCCTTGTAAGGCCATACACCCTTAGGAGTCACCAGACCTTTAAGTGATTTCTTATTACCACCTTTAGGATCCTTGTAAACGTCTCTCCAAACACCATTGACTCTAGCAGCAGAACATTTCATTGCCCACTTGTATGTGTCACGGTCAACCTTTTGAAGTAAACCACCGCCCATGCCAAAGCCTATGTTGTCGATTGATATCTTCAGATCAACACAGCCCTGTAGTATACGGACTAACAAGTGTTTGTCAATACCGTCTCCTTGGATTACTCGGATATGCGCAGGTAACACCTTGAACCCTTCGTCATTTACTGTATAACCGAACACTTGTAAACATCTGTCTAACACGTGTAAAGGCATGGTCACAGGGTCACCTGAGTCAGGACGGATAACTAAAGTACCACCGACCTCCAAGAGTATTGGTTCAAGTTCTTTCCACATATCAATAGCAGCATCTATGTCGTAGCTATCTGATACGCAAGCAGCTATCTTACCTTCACCTAAGTTCTTACGGATAAAGGTTTCATACATATCCTTCTCGTGCTCACGTCCCCAACTGGTTACCGTGGAGTGTTCCGTAGCTGGGATACTAAAGCCTGCCATAGACAGACCATAGTTATCTCTGATGTACTTGATCGCCTCAATGTTATCTGTTCCTTGGAATTGAGTAAGGTGACCCATACCACCACGCTGAGCCTGTTCACCACTGGTACACCCTCGTGGAGCGAAGTCATGCAACTTGAACTCCAAGCCAGCTAAGTCAGCACCAGTACGAATCATGAACTCTTTGATACGAGTCTTCATGTAGCGACATTCTGCTGCGACAGTACTCGGGTACCATACTAAACGTAGGAACACTGTCTCGAAGAACGAGGTTAACCAAGGGAACTCAGGGTCTGTGTTTACGATGACAGCTACAGGAGTCTTAGGTTCAACTACTGTTCCCTCAGGAACACCCATGACTCTCAGTGGTAATCCTTTACCTTTGTATTTCTTAAGTAGATCCCACCACGCTGGGTTGAATGGAACACCGTGTTCCTCAGCGATATCCTGCAACTCACTGATGTACAATTGGTTCAGGTTACGCACATCTAGTAAGGAGCAGAAGTCTGCTAGGCCTACGATAGGTAACGGATGCTCACCACCGCGAGGTGCTATGTATGAATAGACATACTCAGTGTTCTCGGGATACTGCTTGTAGTGAGAGATCTTATAGCTATCACATTGTAGTAAAGGGTTCTTATTTAAAATCATCATTGTTCTCCTTATTGTATTCCTCTTCTAGTTCTGTAACAGCGAAGCCGTGTTCACGTGGGGACATTTCCCCTTGTTCTAAGGCTTCATCAAGATCTGCCATTTCCTGTTCGAAACGTCTGTCACTCATCATTACTTTATCCCCTGTACTAAACGTCTAATGATTGTCACGTGATTGTAGAATAAAGGTATCTTACCCTCTACGATATCCTTTACAGAGAACCACGCGACTTCCTGCGCATCATCACCAGCTGTAACATTTATTTCCTCATCAGGATGCACAGCATAGCAGTAATTAAAACCTATGGTTCTCGTTGATAACCCATTCATGTTCTCTTCAACAGCAAAGGCTACCTCAGCTGCTCGTGGTATCGTTAGTAAGTCTAAGGCAGTCTCCTCCTTGAGTTCCCTTAAGGCACCTGCTCGAGTAGTCTCCGTGTTCTCTAGGAATCCTCCAGATAATGCCCACTGACCATGCCCACGGACTCCTCCGCGCTTCACCAGTAAACATTTGTCACCTTGGATTACCATTGCATGGCATACAGGTTCAATGGGGTTACTGTACTCGTGGTTGCTTGTGGCGGTGGCCTTACTAGTGGTACACAGGAAGTATTCGTCTCTTAAACGTTTCCACTCACCTGACACGATCCAATTGTCCACAAAGTCTTCCACGAAACTAGAGACCTTCATCATCCACTTGCTGCCATCGTTGTAAATAGACTCGCGGATATCAGTAGCATTTAAGCCTGCGGACTCGGTGACCTTGGTAGTGTAAAGGAAATTAGCTCGGTAGAAGTCTTCATCTTTCTCACTGGTATACAAGGTAACCTTAGACGGATCTTCCTCGATTGTGTTGACGCGGCTAATGACATCCTCAATCCACTCGTTATCACTGGGATAGTTGTCCAAGCCTTTAATATGTAAACGATCGTACTCAGGGAACTCATGTTCAATCATGCTAATACGATCTTCAGTAGGGAAAGGGTTCTTATAATTAGGCAGCTCATTGGCAGAGCCTACGAGCACCAAGACTACATCGTTTTCTTCATATGCTCTTTGAATTAGATCTACGTGTCCGTTGTGTAGCGGTTGGAATCTTCCGATTACTAAGCCTACTTTCATTGGGTTTCTCCTATGGTAATAATAATGGTGAAGGGTAGGGTGCGGTTATAGCAGCCCTTAGTTGTTGACTAGGGCGTTGCATTTGAACCGCCTTAGGTAACACAACACCATTGGGATCTAAGGACACATCATGATTAGCTTCGACTTCTGCTACGGTTAGGAAGCTTTCTTGCAGCCTAATGAGTTCCGTAGGCAACACACGGCCACCTCGTTGAGTCCCACGTCTCTTGAGAGTCTCTAGGGCGTACTGTCTGTCACCATCGTCACTGATCTGATGTAATCGTACCATTGCCTTGGTTCGGCCCACTACAACAGCGTGTATGAAGCGTGTCTGGCGAAAACGACCACCTCCAACAGCACCAAGTACCATGTCTCCTAGGTTTAACTCTTGACCGTAGTGGTCTGTAAGTTTATCCATGATGTTCTCCTTTAGTTATAGAAAAGGCACCGTAGGTATAAGCCTAGGTGCCTTGGGGTTTACTTGGGGTTTACTTGGGGTTTACTTCTTAGTAGTCGTCTTGATCAGCACCACCAAATTCATCAGCGTCTGCGAACTCCATTTGGTTAGGAGAGTTTAACTCCAGCACTTGACAGGCTATTAGATCTTGACCTTTGCCTGTGTTACCTGATGGACCTTTCCAATCACGAAACTTGTACTGTACGTTGACACGTGAACCTCGGCCAATCTCAGAGCCTTCTAGGTCTAAATCCTTGGTCGCAATGTTACCTACGATACGCGGCTTAAACTTAGTCTTGAAGGTCGCTTGGAACTGAGTTGCTCCGTTGTATTCCTTGGTCTTAACATTCAGACCTGCGTCCTCAGCATCAGCAGCTTGTTCCTCGGTTAATTTAACTACTATTTGGTACTTACTTGAGAAATCGTCTTCTGCTAATACGTTTGAAAACAATACTTCTACTTTTGATAATAAAGCCATTTGGTTTACCTCTTCGTTCGTGCATATGTTATCCCCGCGTTGATTAAAGTTAATTTGGTTGACGTTATGCAACCGTTGGTTTCTATTTAAAGATAGGCTCTTGTTTCAGCATCAAGGGAAGGATCTCAGTCTTTACCTTGGACACTAACTTATTCTTGTAAGGAGAATCTATGAAGTCAAACTCATCTAGCACAATAAGCTGAAGGTGTCTTAGTTCTCCCTTAGTAAACTCGAGTTCTATTGGATCCTTCTTCTCTACTATCCAAAGTAGTCCTAGAGCTTGTTTGCCTGTGAAATGATTACTAGTTGTATTATTCATGAGTAGTTCCTCTTGTGTTTCTTATGTTTAGAGTTTATCATGGATTCATATTACTAGTCAAGTGGATTATTCACAATATTTATGTCATTCTCTGTCTCAAACCAAACCTTAGCGCCACAGCTCAGGGGTTTATCAGGTCTGTACTTGAATGTGCCACATACGTTACCTAAAGCATCTAATACATCCACTTCAAACCCATAGACATTACTCTTGTAGGTCTTGCATGTAAGTACTGCTCTGTGGTCATCAGGCATTCGATTGTTATTGTACTTGATGTTATGCTGATTTACATGAATTATCGTCTTCATCTGCCTCCTCCTCATCTAGTGGACTCTGCGAACCATAGTCACTCGGGTTCTCTCCGAAACCATCGGGATAGTTACTCATTGGAACATCTCCAAGCTTCATAAAGTATTCCTACAGCTGCTCCTACAATGAACATCCAAAATATAATCATAAGTTTAACTCCCGTTTCATTACTTCCTTAAGTCGCTTAAGTTCCTTCTTAAGTTCCTTAACTTCACGAGCAAGGTAGTCAATTGCTTCCTGCTTTCCGCTTGGTGAGATATCCTTAGGCTGACTCCTGATATATTACGAAACCAGAGTCATCTTTCTTCGCATCACCCTTAGCAGTGAGTCCTACGACTACTCCTTTCACATCAAGGAAGCGTAAATCAGTTTTATCACCGTCAATCACGCGAAACCCGAGGAAACTAGTGGGTAACGCCATACTTGAGTTGAACACAACAGCTACGTTCTGGTCTAGTAAGCAAACCTTCTTCACATAAGAATCAGGAGTATCTTCTGCTCTACTGTAGGTCAGGTCGTAGTTAGCTAAAGGCTTTCTGTCTTCTGGTGCCCACTTGGTATAGTCGTAGAACTGCACCTCAGGATACAGGCTCATATCTACGTAACGTTCCCAAAGGATATCACTAGTCCCATTGAGCCGAATTGCAGGTTTCTTCCCGACCAGCCTTGCGTTGAATGAATGTCTAAGAATCTCTTTATGCAGTTGCTCAAGAAAGCCTTTTCGGTCGTCGATAAACCATTCAGACTTTGCGATTCGAGCAGCTTGTACATTTGAAAACTTACCTCGTCCAGAGGAATACAAACAAGCTGCTGCGCAACCAACAGATGCCTTTGGACATAGGTTGACCTGCTTCCTGTTTGTCTTATGAGGACTGAGATACATGATGGCTGTGAGGTATTCACTGGCTTTATCTCCTTTGATAGTCTTGGCGTTAGTCCCGATCGCTAGCAGTTTCTTTGGTCTTACTTTGATCATTGTGTTCTCCTTTTGTTTTACGATTGTTTAGTGATAGGGACTGACAACGCAGTCGATCTGATCTCAATCCCTATAGTCTAACTAATCGTTTTGAATCTTAAGTTCTCTAATGACTCTCAGCACGATAAACACCATGAGTCCGAAGACACAGAGTCCTACGAAGCCGAGGAAACCCATTAACTACCCAGCACAATGTGGTCTTCGTCCACGGTAATCTCCCAGCCACTCACGTCACCAATAGTACAGTAATCAAAGGACTCACCGTTGTGCTTACGGAATACTAAGTTATCGTTCTTCTCATCATAGTTAGTGAAGAAGAAGCCTAGGTACTCCTTGCCGTTAGAATGACGCGTTAGGTCATAGCGAGTCTTACGGTTAATAGGGAAGTCCTCAGGGCCTCCTACGAACTCCTTAATACCCATGAACTCATCAGTCCAGGTCGTTGTATCATCGTAGTTATCAGATTGAGGTGAATAAGTAACTACGGTAACCTCACGTACCTCGACGTTACTAAGGAAATACTGGTGAGGCTGACCAGCGATATCTGCTGATACCTTAGATAGTCGGAGCTTGTCTTTACCTATGTATTCCCCTGTAAACCAATCACCATTGAAGCTGGAGTTGAAGGAAGTACCACGGAATTCATAAGTCTTACCGATGACTAAGTTAGACACCGTTAGTTTCTTAGTGGTTTCCTTAGGTGTCTCCTTAGGTGTCTCCTTAGTTTTCTCCTTAGTAATCACTACCTGAGCATTCACTAGTCCCTTATCACTACGCTCGACTTCTTCCAGAATCTCGTATCTACAAGCACGTCCCTTCATGTTCTTGTAATCTGATGGGATCGCTACGACATCCTTAGGATTAATCTTCAGCACGACCATGCGACCACTAGAACCAAAGCCCTCAGCGTACTCATGAGCAGCAAAGTGCAATCCATATGAGCAGGTCTGATCCTTGTTCTCATCTACTAGGTTACGTTGCATAGAAACGATTGAACCTACTGAGTTATCCATGGTACCTGTATGATGATCAGTGAAGTCCTGTCTAACTGATTTATACGCTAGGAAGTGACCATCGTCAGTGATAGGTAACATAGATACTTCCATGAAACCATATAGCTCCTCGACCGCTCGGCTACTAGGGTTCTGCGTTAGGTTCTCTAGAAACAGTTCCAGAGGTTCACAGTTGTGACCTAACTTAATCATTTCCAAGATACGTTTACCTAAGATCCCACGAACCACGTTACCTTGGAAGAACAGTTCATTACCTCGTAGTACTAGTTTACTTCCTTGGATCGCAGTGTTAATCGCCTCTTTCAACGAGATTAACTTAGCCGCTGCTGGGAAATCATCTTGACCTACTGCTTGTTCAATTGCAGTGTACTGAGGATGACTCTTGTTCGCTGTGTGCCATACGCCTTCGTTAAAGAAACCTACTGATACGTTTGGGATTATTAATTTAGCCATTATTTGTTCTCCGTTATTATGAATGTTTGTAAAGCTTTGAAGTTACCTGTGGAATTCCAGCCGTACCCTAAGGCACTGACCAACTCTTTCCACTTCTTGTTATACGTGTTGATGTAAGACCTAGCTCTCTCAGACACGAATGCTGAGCCTTTGATCTCTGCATCAACCAGACTTAGAGCACATGACCGTTCCATTCCATTCATGCTACTCTTAGTTAATCGAGCGTGAAACTTAAGCAGTAAGTAGATAGCGTTATCAACACCTCTCCACTCGACTCGGCCTAAGTTACGCATTTCCGAAGGACTCAATAGATTCTGTAGTTCCGTGTGGTTAGCGTCTTGCTGTAGTCTAGGAACCAATAGTTTATCTAAGGCTGCTGAGAGATGTGAGGCATCCTTTAGACCTACGACATCCTTTCTCGTGTGTTTACGTACTAAGTACACAGGTTCATCCAGTTCATCAACGAACCTACCGATCTCTGGGATTAAACCCTTGAACTTCCCATCCTCGACGTCCCAGCCGCTCATAGGCAGCATATAACCTGACGTTGGTATGTCAGTGACGCTAGTAACTGAAGCCTTCACAGTGGCTCCTCGGGACGTTACCTTGAAGATCTGATCAGGTTTAGCACGAGTACCTTTGGTCGCCGCTGTTGGTAATCCTATAACAGTCGACAGTAACTTAGGTACTACCCCAAAGAACTCAGTAGCTGTTGCTAGGTCTGCATCAAAGAGAGCTTGACGAGTAGCCTTGGTTCCCTTAGTCGGATCTATGATGTAAGCCTTCGATGGTATCTTAATATGCTCCGCGTTGATGTGAGCTGTTGCGCCGATACCAAGGTCATTGATATACAAATCTAGACCCGTAGCAACATCCGTCATCATTATAGTACATGCACGGAATACATTAGTATACCGAGAAACGACATGTTTAATAGAGAGCGTGTGTTCGTCAGAGGTTAACCTATTATGCGCTAAAGTACTCCAAGTGTACTCATCACCCTCGAAAGTAAACTTAGGCAAACTAATAAGATTCCCATTAGCTTGGTGGAACTTCTTACGTAGACTTAGGTAATCCTTACATTGCTTGATCTCCGCTAAGAACTCATCGTTATATTTCTTCTTGATGCCTGCGAGAACATCACCTATGTATTTCTTAGTACGAGTAGTGTACTCAAGGTTCTCTCGAGACGGTGGTATATCCACAGCACCAATAGGAACCTTGATCGTTAGAGACTCACGGAACAGTGCGTGGGAGCCTGAGAACATGTTGTCATTCAAGTCATACGCTACGTTGCCCATTACAACATAATGCGTTCGGTTCCATGATGAAACGTTACGTTGCTTGCTGTAGAAGTAGTCCTTGGTTTCCCAACCATCAGGTAGTTCGTCCCACTCAGCTACTCCCTCGCCACCAGTAATGATAGGTTTCGTGGGAAAGTACTTGAGTTGTTTAGTCAGCTGGTTGGTGAACTCCAGTACCTCGTCCTCCTCGAATACGAATGATACCTTAACTCCTGTAGGTTCGGTACTCGGTTCTCTTGACAACATAGTTACCTGAGGATTACCTGCATCCTTGAAACATAACCACGTTGACTTCTCACCATCGCGCCAGTTCTCCACGGTGAAACTATCGACCATAGTGAACGGGGTCTTACTGCCCAAGCCAAACCCTCCGATGAGATCATCACTGGTATCCTTAGTACTTCCGCCTATGTTGGTGTAGATGTTTTCAAAGCGTTCATGAGGTATGCCAATACCGTAGTCACGAATCATGAAAGTCTTCTCTATCCAAGTAGGCAGATGTATTTCAAAGGGTTTGTCGCGGTTGTCTGCTTCACAATGAGCATCCCAAGCGTTGGCTGCTAGTTCCCGTATGACTGCTCCGGGTTTGTTAGTGTACATCTTGTTAATTACAATGTCGATTATCTTCGCACTGTTGGTTAACTGGAATGCGTTTGCTTGCATACCGCCCATTTGTGCTGCTGGTGTGTTTGATGTTATCTTCACGTTTTTGCTCCTATCTAACTAAGTCCTCGAAACGAATCGGTTTAAAGTCCGTGTGTTCAACACAGGCATTGATGTAACGTGTATCCAAGGGTTGCATTGAACCGTTCTCTTCAGACCAGTTATCACCTTCCCAGATACTATTACCATGCAAGTGTCCGTGTATGTTACCTAGTCTTCCTCTGAGTTCTTGAGGATGAATTGGACAGTGCGACCACCAGTATCCACGATGGCTAAGCAACCCGTGGACTTTGTCATACAGTCCAGCGAATTGAGAAACCTTAACGCTTCTGTCGGTGTCATGGTTTCCAAGGATGATGACCTTGTGTTTACACTTGATTGCCGCGACTCTGATGTGCCATTCAAGAGAAAAAGCAATGTCGCCAAGGAGAAACAGAGTATCACGCTTAGTAATATTACTGGCAAGATTATCGAAGATAACTTCATCATGTTCCTCCTTAGTAAACTGGGGTCTATACTTGGTGATGTTCTTGTGACCCAGATGTAGATCACTAGTCACCATCAAGCGACTCACGGTAAATCCGCTAAGCTGATGGTCTCAGTGTCCGTGGCTACCATAGCAACCGTTAGAATCTCAACTGAGACGATAGGCAGGTTCTGGCGATTGAAGCTATCTACTTGATGTTTGATGTTCTTAAGTAAGGCTTTACGTGTCTTGTAGCCGATGTTTCTCCCACTACTACGTTCAACCGTAGCCGTACTTTCATCACCTTGCCATACGTAAACTACCTTACCAATTTGACCTAAGTCTTGTAGAGTATTCATAAGACTTCTCCTGTATAAGGTTTAATTTCAGTACAATGGAATTCACCTTCAGGGTACCATACCTTGGTAGCAGTAAAGAGATTACCTGTGTGATTCTTAACGACTACTGATTCAGGAGTAGCATCGAAGCTCCACTCTTCTTCCTCCAATCCGTCTTGGATAGCGTCGAAAGGGTACTCATCTGTGGTACATTCCGAGTAATCATGTATATCTTCTGCGTTAATCATAATTTAGACATCCTTACAGTTAAGATCTTGTTCATATGATTGTACCAAGCCACCGTAGTCCAATCAGACTTTAAACGATTACATGTAGTACAACAAGGTTCTACATTATTCGCTTGATACGGAAGACTACTATCGATTCGATCCAAGCCTATGGTCTCAATAGGTTCATTACAGTGCGTACAAGGTTTTTGCCAGTGAACCATGAACTGATCTTTAGTTAACTTCCACTCGAAACCTCGGGACTCAGCAGAAGCCTTATACTTCTTCAGCCTGTTCTCGGGTTTCGCTCGGTACTTCTTATCCGATGCTCTCCTGTTACTAGCGTACTTAGTGTTGTATAGACGTTGACACTGCTTACAACGGTTACGTTTACCATCAGCCTTACTGCTATCATTGGTGAATGACGAGCGTAGTTTGATCTCCGAGCACCCTTGAGCACCTGTGCATTGCTTGTGGGTTTCCTTGGATTCCGTGGAACCTTCTGGTAACTCTCGGTACTTTAGTTGTTTAGTCATCAGCAACCTCCACTACTTGTTCAGTTAATCTCGCTAGGAATCGATTATAGTTAAACCCAAGTCGTATCTCATGTAGACCGTCTTGATACCTAGGTGAGATGATAATAGCTTGAGGATAGTCCAACAGACATTGCACCTTCTGTTCTCTATTAATTAAAGTACGCATCCCCTCCACGTGGTACTTCAAGATAGCAGCCTCGGTATCCTTGAGCTCTTCCTCAGTATAACATAGTTCACTAATTGCTAGTTCTAATTGGTGCTCGATATCCTTAGACACCTGTGCTTTAACAGCGTTATCAAATATTTCCTTAATACTTAAAGGCAGTACTTCGACCTCCAGAGTAATAGCTGTTTCCTCAGGTCTATCTCCTTTAATCAATTTGGTTATGAATTTAATCATCAGTAATCTCCAGTTTATATTGCTTAAGTCCCTTAGGGGTAAAACGTCCAAGCATGAAATCATTGAACATGGCTTCGCATTGATTGAGCATCATGTAGTTATTCATCCAAGTGTAGTAACCCTGAGTAGTCTTACTATCCAAAGTTTCCTTAGGACTGATTAACGGGCGCTTGATGTATTCCCAACCGATGTAACCTTCACATGCCTTAGTATCAGCGTTGATATAAGGATGGATTACTCGATAGTTACTACCACCAGTGATTCCTATGACCATTTTACGTGATACAGATAAGTTAAGACCGTACCATTCGTTAGTATCCACAAGATCACCGACCTTTACGTTGCGGCCATACGCATCTTTACCTAGTATGTCTCCGTGTTTCATGTTAACTCCTTAAGTATATCAACCAAATCATTGAACCTGCCTTTAGCCCATCCCACGGTAGCAGGAGAACTATTAGGGTCTCGTATAATAGCTAGTAACTCTATCAACACTGGATTATCCATTCCACACCACCACTGTCCAATTGATATCAGGAGCATACACGAGTATCGCTCCTTGCACCGATTCCCAATCAGAGCCTCCAACTCCGCAGCCAATCATTGGAATGGCTATGGAATGTTGATAGTAATCTTCGTTTATCTGCTTAAGAATATGAATGAAAGCGTGAATATCGAAGTTAGCACCGCCCTTGTACTGGGTGTATGCATTGATGATAGTGAAGCGCCCTATGTGATCTACACATTCTGAGTATTCACCCAAGGCACCGAAGTCACCTGAGTCATGGTGTGCTTCCGACATTTCACGAGCCATAGGGAAAGCTTCCCACATCTGAGCAGCAATTCCACTATCTTCACCGTGGAAACAGTTGCAACCATGCATGATAGCATCGAAGTCTTCTGCTTGTTTAATTAGATCGCCTAGTATTACTTTAATCATGAATCCTTCTCCAAGAAACGGGTGATCTCGTCAGCATTAACAAACACTACGAACGCAGTTAATAAGATCACTGCAGCTAGTGTGATTAGGGCAACATTAGGTGACGGGAGGAACGCTTGTATTAACATAAGTACTATGAATAGTAAGAACAAGCCGCCTATGATTGATATGGTTATTGACTTACTGCTCATCTTTAGTCTCCTTAGGTGTATCGAATAGTTTACGCTTAATGAATCTTAACATAGTGTTCTCCTAGAGTTATACGAGTTGTTGGTTCGACATAACGCCCTAAGTATCTAAGGCGCTAAAGCAAACTACTTCTTCATTGCTATCAATTGTTCAATCGACAGGTCGTTCATGGCTGCCTCTTGCTTCTTAATGATCAGTTGATCAATCGCTTTGTTAGCCGTAGCTACCGCAGTAGCATTGGACTTAGCTTCTGCTTCATCAGTACGATCTTTAATCACGTCCAGTAAGATCTCCAAGCGTAGCTCCATGAGCATCGTTTGATTATCACGTACAGCGAAGAGATCGCTAGGTGCTGTGATGTTCTGATGACATTGGTTAGCCATAGACTTCAAGTGAGTCAATGGTAAGCTTTGTAAATCCTCAACGGTTACTGAGGCATGCTTAGGTGCTACGAAACGTAGGCGTACTTTGTTAGCTTGTTTATACATTGTTGTTCTCCTTTATACGTTTGTTGATTTGATACATTTCATTAGCTTCTTTACTTGACATACCTGACGTTGTGCGCAGGTCGTAAGCTGATATGTGATTTCGTATCAATGTTGGATACATATCGTTGTTATTCCCTGTTGTTCTGAAAGCAACAGGAACGAATGGTTCCTTAGGTCCATTAGGGCTTACTATAGTCACCTTATGTTTCTCAAGAACATTCGCTAAGTCTAATAAGAAGTCGATATTCATCAGAATTGTACGTTATATTGACGACCATCAGCTTTGACAGTCACGTTGTTACGAATGGTTTCAGAGAAGCCTACACCAGACATTTGATCGTCTCGTTGTTCAGCTTTCATTTTACTACCAAGCATTTCAAAGACCTTACGATGGTCATGCAATGAGTCCGAAAGGAACTCAGGATAGAAACCACGTACTGGCTCAGGGTTCTTACAATCATTAAGAATGAAGAACGTATGCTTGTTGCCTGACTTGTTGTTGTCCCAGTGATTCGGGCTAAACATCATAGCATCAACTTTGTGGAACTGTTGAGACTTCAAGCCCCATTTGTCTTGCACTGACAAGGTGTGACCCATGTTATCGCGGAGTTCCAACACATTACCTTTCTTGTTCACGGTACCAACAGCAACATCACGCATCACTGTACCTTGATGATAGAATGAATACAGTTGACCTGCGAACTCAATCTCAGCAGTGAAGCTACCTCCTAATCTACGACTGTAGTTGTTCACGTAGAACTTATAGTTACCATCAGGCATCTTGTTAAGGTCTGTGAAGATTATGTTCTCTACTGCTACACGGTGAGGGTTAGTGATATCAACATCAAGAGTACCTGAGTTCATACCGCCACAATGGTTACTAAAGCTAATATGACTACCATCTGCTTCACGACAATGAGCATCCAAGTCAGAACGATGAGGTTCATCTGGAGTATTCCATTGTATACTGAATCTTAATACACCATCAGTACGACCACCAGCGGCCTTGACGTTCTCTTTCATACCAGAGTCAGTCACGTCACCATCGTAAGCCCAAGTGAAGTTGTTATCCCACTTAAGCATATTAGGTGCCTCAGAGTTAACTGGAGCCACTAAAGTCATGAAGTTAGCTTGGTGTTCATTCGCTAACAATAACTCCATAGATTGCGTCTTAGGGACTACGGTGGCGATGAAGTCTTCGATACTAATATCAACAGGTTTCCCTTTGCTGGCTACAGGAGCCGTAGGGCTGAGGATATCAAGGACACCCATTGCTTTCTGAGCAGAGCTATCAGCATAGATCACGTTGTTTATCGTTAGGTCACTTAGAACAGCATCACGTCTTGGGATGGTTGGTTCAAAACCTAACTCACCAATAGTCTCAGAGGCACGATTGATCATGGCTTGAGTAATCAGAGCAGAGCTTCGCTTATAGTTAGCAGGTGCTACCTTGGTTTCGAAAGACTTCACCGCTTTCTCAAGTTCAACGCCAGTAGATAGATCAACCAATAGTGTACCAATGACTGAGTTTCTAAATCCTGATGCTTCACCTAAGTTAATCGATGTAGTCCAAAGGAATTCTTCTTTATTGCTTGCGCTGCCGTAACCAACCTGTAGGTCTCTCAACTGCTGAACGCGAGACTTATGTTCTTCGCCACGGTACAGAGCTTTCTCAGAGATTAGGTCCGACACAGCGACTATAGCATCCGAGGTAATCTCGGTTAATGAACGCTTTAACACGTTGTAGTTGTTGACTGCTTTGCCCTTGAGCGTAGCAATGTCACTTTTTGGCTTCACGCAGAACGATGGTAACTCTTGGTGGAAGTGATTCCAAGTGATCGTGCCGCCAGCATTGATTTCCAAGGTTCTATCCTGACCTATGTTCTTTTCATCATGCAAGAAGATGGTCTTGATTGCCGCAGCTTTAACGAATGCTGATAGAGCGTCTGCTACTACTTGGTAGTGTCCGCCTATCTCAATGTCCCATATGCTTACTAACTCGTTACCAATGAACGCTACTACATTGCCACCTTTGCGAATGAACGACTTACAACAGTTGCAATCATGTTCCGTGCGTTCTCTAAATATCGGGTTGGTTCCCTCGGGAAACGATGATAAGTAAAGATCCCAGAGTTCATACTTGTTAATATCTACTTCAAGTAACTGAGCACCTGCGGCCATCTTAGTAAACTGTACTGATACTGCTTGCTTCATGTTAGTAAATTTCATGAGTTATCCTTTTGTTATTTCGTTGATTAGTATCTAATTTATAATGAGAAACCGTAACCACAGCCTAACGTAGCGCGTGGCTCGGAGATGTACGTCACACCTTTGAAATCGTTGTACCCTGAGGTACCGTAGTCCACCCGTTGGTCTATGTTAATATTAAATTGACCTTGGCTTAGGCATTCATTAAGAACCTCAACGACAACCGTAGCCATCATAATCTTGAGTTCTTTCTCAGTTAGTTCCATGGTAAACATAGGAGGCTGCGGTTTCTTAGTAATGTTCATGAGTTATCCTTCTGTTATTTCGTTGATTTGTTCCCACAAGTTATCCTGTAGTCTACGGGTTTCTAATACAACATCCTCTGAATGTCTGTTGTAGTAATCAAAACGTAGCGCTTCCTTGATAGCTATTAGTTCTTTCTCAGTTAGTACTAGAGCGAACGTAGGAGGTTGAGGCTGTTTAGTTATTTTCATGTGTTCTCCTAGAGTTATACGATTGTTTTGAAATTGGTGCTCACACAAGGAATCGAACCTCCACCCGTTTAAGTACTTAATACTGCCCTGAGACTAGTATGACAGTAGCTTTCTTTTAACGAGACAGTCTCCAAGATGCTTCTTGGTCGCCAATAGACACAACACACTGGAACGCGGTAATTAATCGCTATGTGTCATGAGACTGATGTGGGCAAATGGGTTCCCGAGGACTGAATCTAACAGTCGACCTCCCATAGGTTGGTAAGCCCTACACGACTTGAACGTGTGACCTTCGACCGCTAAGTCGACGCTCTAACCAACTGAGCTAAGGGCTTGGAATTGGGCGCTCTAACACTGAGCTACTCGGGCATTGAATTTGGCGCTAGGATTGTTTATAAGCACAACATATTACCATCACTCTTCACTGGATCTATGTGACCTCTTCACCAGTTACTAAGCTTTAGCTATCTTAACCTCCACGGCTAAGTCCTGCATAAAAGCTGTCGTATCGTTGCTTCAACCTAGTCACATGGTAGGTTTCCACTTTGATACCGATCTCTTACCACTTAAACTTTCTAGAATCAGCATAGACCTGAATGTGTCTACGTTGCTGTCCCATGTTTATAGTGGTTTCATGAACAAATGACTTAGGTATCACTCGTATAAAGCATCGCCATACGTGATCTTCGCTCATCTGTCCTCTATGTAAATCGTGTTGAGTGAATGAATGCCATTGTTGAGCTGGTTTCGTGAATTCACCCGATGAATCTTTGTATAATGTAAGAGGTGCGGCTGATAACCACATGTACATCTTCCGTTCACTCTTGGCTCCTTCGGTTCTTTCACCATAGGAATCCCTAGGAAGGAAATCAAAGTGCCAATTAGGTATACAAGGATACTGCTGCGGCATAAGCATGTGTACTTTTACATCAATTAAGTAATGTTCCCATGATTCCTCAAGCTCAAGCTCGTTCAATAGAGGCATTACCTCAGGCATTAGTTCCTTTGTTTGCTCCAGAGTACATAACATCACACCGTTGTGGCTCTTACTCCAGTCTATATCATGTTTCATAACGTTCTCCAGTTGATTAAGTAGGGTAACCTCCTATTCGACATAACCACCTAAGACTCTAAGTGGTTATAGCAAACTTTAGTAGCAGGTATTCTGTTCAGGAACCCAAACACCGTCCTCGGCTTCACAAGTTTCCTTGCTGCTTAACGTTGATGTATCAATGGGATGGTCTGCTTTGATAACCTGTTCATGCGGCACTGTCTCTAACTTCTCAACAATGGCATCATCAAGGTCACCTCCAAACCAACCACTAAGGGCTAGCATGAGAATACCTACGATGAGGTCCATGTCGAAGACGAAGACCCAAAGTATTAACAGTAGAAATCCGAGTGACATATGTTTCTCCTTATTGCATGTCTTTAACAGACTTTAACACTTGCAACTGTAGTAACTTCTGCATTTCGTTAGAGCCATCTTTAGAATCGTTACCACCAATGATCATTGTCGATGGTACGTTCATGACACCAAGAGCCTGAGCGATGTCAGCATTCATTGCTACTTGAGCATCAATCTCTTTAAACAATTTACCAGCGGCTTGCATTGTATCTAACTTGTACGCTTCAGCTTTAGCAAGAGTAGTGATTACCTTGGCTTCCTGTACGGCAGCTAATGCTTCCTGAGTTTTCTGACCAGTACGAGCGATCGCAGCTTTCTCAAGTTCTTTCGCCTTGTCCTTTTGCTTGGTTGCTTCGATGATAGCTAACGCAGCATCACGGTTAGCATCGGCAATCTTAGGAGCGTTCTGAATCTCAGCGGCAGCTTGTGCTTTGATACGCTTGGTTTCACCATCAGCCTTAGCTTGTTCACCTTCCCAGTAAGCAGCCTTAGCATTCGCTTGCGCTGTTTGACCACGGTTAGCAGCATCACGACGATCAGCTATCTGTGTCATAGTCTTAGCTTCGAAGTCATAACCCGTAACAGTCACCTGAATATTAGTCATGTCCCAAGCTTCAAATACGTTCGGTTGATACAAAGGTGTTCCAGTAGGATTCCCTTTCTTATCATATGAACTGTACTTGATCATCGAGAAACCTTTTGTCTGAGTTAACTCAGTGCCATCATCATTCACACCTACCACAATTTCACGATCCTTAACAATGGTAACATAAGCACCATTTCGTAATTGATCTTGTAACGCTGCGGCTATCTGTGAACGCTTGGTTTCATAGGCTTCAGTTGAAGTGAACAGTTCTGCTGTCTTAGTAAACAACGAACGGAACTCAGGGTCAAGTAGTTTGTTACGTACACCAGTTTCAGTGTAGTATTTAAGATGCAACTTGGTTAACATACCAATGTCATTACCCTCGGCATCCTTATCACCTGATGAACCTGTAGGCGTTGGCGTATCTAATTGTGCACAGATGCTACCTTTACCACCGTCACCGTACTGAACTATGAAACCATCCTGCTGTTCATAATCACAAGCACGTCCTTGAGGTGTTCTAACGGTTCGTAGGGAGTTCTTGTAGCTTTCATACATACCGTTGCCATAGTAGAAAGGGCCAGCTGTGTTTACTTCCTTAGTGTTACCGTAGTACGTAACGGCAACATGACGTTCAGTGGCTTCATTGTATCCCATGACACTGCTGTATCCTATGGCTACGGTCAATGCTGAAGCTGCTACGATACCTGCGGTAATTGCTAATTTCTTACTCATTTAGTTGTACTCCTGTTGATGAAAGTGTTTCAGCATAGGAACTCACCGAAGTTACTCAGGAATTCCTATGGTTGAACTACTTTTCGTTGTCTTCGAGTTCATCGAGAACGGACTGAAGTTCATCGGCTTCTTGATCAGCTATCACATCATCAATGGTATGCTGGATGTCATGATTACGATCCACACGCTTCTTAGCTCTAAACAAACGCTTGATGATGTAATACATGGCGATGAAGAATACTGCTAGTAATATGAAACTCATTAGTTACCTCCTTGAAGCTTATGAAGATCTTCTGCTAACTTACGCATCTCTTCTTCAATACGCTTGATTTCCAGTTGCTGCTCAGTGAGCTCAGGTTTCACACGATATTCCAAAGACCTACACCAGTCAGGTGATTCTGTGACTATCCAACGGCCTCCAAAGGCTCTTACCTCAATCTCAGCGCCTTTAGCCCATCGGATTATTACATCCTTATGTTTGTGTCCCAGTAACTCAAAGCGGTGCTCAAACATAGCACAGGTACCTCCGTTATCTAGTTCCACACGGATTGTCGCACCGCGGTATGGTATTTGTTTCACGGTACCCTTGTCACCGTTCTGGCAGTTTGTGGGATTACCTGAGTGATCCTTAACTACAACTCTATCGTTTACTTTAAGCATTAGTATTCTCCTGTTTATGATTGTCTACTAAATGCAACAGCACGATTGATATCAAAGTGACCATCTGCTTGCTGCTTCTTCCAGTAAGTAATATTACCTGCTAGTTGAAACATCTTAGACAAGACAGCAGCAGTTCCCACAGGGCCTGATGTTACTAATCTAACGCAAGTCTGTTTGAATTCAAGGGAGAACTGACGTTGCTCAGGAGTGTGGCGTATCGTTGGTTTAACATCAATTAACCAATGCTTCTTGATATGCTGCTCTGCTTGAGAACGTCGGACATCTCTTTGTTTACCACGGGCTTTGTGCCGAGCCATTTGGACTTTAGGTTTCACTAGTTCAATTTCCTCATCAGATACCCAAGTAAGAGGAGCACCTAAACGATAACTCTCTCCTTGCCAACTATTATCAATGGTTCGGATGTCTCCTACGGTTAAGCCGCGAGTGGTTCCTACGTTCAATACTTTAACTCTATCGCCTACTTTAAACATGTTGTTCTCCAGTTGTTATACTTATGGTTATACTTTGGTTATACCTTAGTCTTCTCTCCCCTCGGTTATACCTTCGATAAGCTCAAGTAATTCAACCCAAGTGTCAGGGAATTCAACTAAGAGACCCTTGAGTACGCTTAGTACTTCGTCTTTCTCAACATCTGCGAGGTCATAGCTATCGTAAAGGTACGCACTAGTGAAGATCTTGTCGAGGCACGAATCGCAGGATGTATCTTCATAGCTTGCATCGTCCTTTAGAGATCCCCATACATCTTCCACGTCAAGACCAACCCACTCCATGATCATCGTTGAAGCTGATACCTTGGACTTTGGATCCAAACGATAAGCAACAGTACCAGCGATACAAGCGCTAGTTCCACAGGTGTTAGGGATTTCAAAGGGCTTGGTCTCTGCGCCTTGATTTGGGTTGCGATACCAGTTGTTCATGTCGAAGATGAACTCTTTCTCAGCTTCGATTGCATCAATGAAGTGTTTTAGTACGAACTGTGGTGATTTAAGCATTTGATTCTCCGTGGTAGTGGGTAACGCCCTATTTTCAGTAGTCCATGTGAACCAGTGATAGGTGTTAGATTAATACTTCATCATAGGAACTCACTGAAGTTACTCAGGAATTCCTATGATTGAAAGATTATCCTAGGGATAGATGCAGCAGAATACCGCAGATAATGATTACTACTATCGTAAGCAGATTACTGACTATGGTTCTTACTAAGGGAATACTTAGAAACTCTTTCATGTTTATCTCCTAATTAACTTGACATTGAAACACAAAGTATGCTACCCTCTAATACCTAAGAACAACCAAGGGAAACAAAGGATCTACTTACTAGTTTAAACAAGAAGTAGAATCATAAGGTTACCTAGGTATACTTAGCATCCCTATCTTCCCCATGACTTCTTCTATTACTAATAGCAGTAACCTTATATAGCTTAGTGAACCCATGTTTCTCAGGGTTACTAAAGATTTCCTTACTGCTTCTAGCTGCTATAGTTAAGACTTCATTAGTCCCCTCTAAGCTTCTACCCTCGACTCTAAAGTTCATACATCTACTCCTAAGTTGTACTACGATTAGATAACATACGTTGAACACGAGCCATGTTAGGTCGCTTGGTTTCATGAGATACTGAGATACCTTTAGCTGCTGATAGGTATTCAATTGTGTTACGAACTGATTTACGTATGGTTATTACTTTAATCATTAGAAACTTCCTGCTATTAAGAATAAGGCAATCATAATACATATGACTGAGGTGGGTTTACGGTTGAAATCTAAGTGACTTACTAGATATTTAAGCATAGCGTGTTACTCCTGCTCGATTGCATGCCTTGAAGTACTCTCTAAGGGTCATACGAGTACTAAAGCTGATATGTGTAGCCGTAGTACCAAGTGAGAACCGAAGTCCCTTATTTTGCTTTACAGAGCGTTTGAATACTATTACTGGGATCATTGGTTATTCCTTGGGTTCATTGGTTATTCATTGGGTTCATTGGGTTCATTGGGTTATTCAATACATTAACTACGTGATCAGTGGGTATCGTCGTATTTTCAGTAGTCCCCTTAGTCATTACCTCAGTAAACCCTAGTAACCTAAGAGCTTCTGATTGCAATTCAATAACGAACTCAGGAGCCATATCGATCCAACTGATACAATGGAACTCTCGAATCAAAGAGAACTTAGGATCATTCTCCTTTTGCCCCATATGTTTAGCTACTGCTTTCACCTTGCATATATCAAAGCAGTGACCAGTGAATAGATCTTGGATTAGAAAGTTTAACGCTTGTTGTTTGAATGACATGAGGTTACCTTGGTTACGTTGGTTTACTAAAGGAGGGTGTGATTTATTCTCCAGTTTACTCTGGTCATTCCTATCCGTATGCAATTACAGGTAAGACTACTTTCATGTTTATGTTTTGGACAACCTATTGCATAGAGTCTTTAGAGTCCACAGGTATCATCGGAGTGTAGCTACTGATTCGTTAAGTCGGGCGCTAACCGCATGCTTTATTCCCATATTACTATTGAATACATCGGGAATCAGCCGACTAATAATGTATTCAAAGAGATATTAATACTATCTATAGATAACACTATTGAACTAATGTTACCTAAGATCTTACTAAGCTGCAACAGTATCACCATCTAATAATGCAAGCTGCGCTAGTAAAGCCGCTCGTTTATCTTCAATCGAGCTGGTGGCACTCATACTAATCTTAGCTTGTGCTTTAGCTTGTTCAGCTTTCACTTTAGCCATGCGAATCACTTTACCCATTGAAACCGCTCGCTCGATTTCATCATCTGTTAACTTCTTACCAGCTAGTACTTTAGCTAGGGATTCAATCTCCTGTTCAACTGTTTTCGTAACAGTATCTTTCTTTTCTCTCGAATATTCTACCCAAGTTACCGTGGGAATCTTTACACCAAAAGCTAGCTCACTTTCCTTATCTTTCTTAATCGTGTAAGAGATAATCCCAAGTTTATCAGTCTTTTTCATAACTTTAGCGCCAGTAAGATGGTCTACAACATACTGTTCAACTTTAGCTAATGCTATGCCCTTAGTAACACCAGCAGCGTTCAAACACATTGAAACTAGGGTACTATTATTACCTTTATCCATATTCAGTAAAGCTACCATCAAGTGAGCTTGCATAACACCAGCTAGTGATTGATAAGCGCTAGACATTGCTTGTAAACTTGTTTTGAACTCGCTTTCGTTTGAACTGATAGGAGCGCTTGCGTCGAAAGTTACTTTAGTCGATTTAGTTGAAATCATTAGTTATTATCCTTATTGGTTGGCTTAATTGCCAGATACACGAAAAACCACTAGACGTTAATCTAATGGTTTTTCGAGTATCAACTATTCATAAGTGACAGTGGGTTAAGCCCTAAAGTCGTGGAAATAGTTAATACCAAGCTAATATTATTCATACGTTATTAGCAACGCGTATTTGATAGAGCAGTGATCAACAACTATATTCCAATAGGGATTGACGTTAACATAATTAAACCACGAGTAAACGCAAGCCTTATGCTTTTCTGCTTAGTTGGTAATCATCGATCTGTTACCTAGCTGTTTACATTAATACTTTCATTATTTCGTAGCGACATATCAATTAGAGGCATGAACCAATTGTCGTATATTTCCTATTGTAATCTAAGGAATAAACTATTGATGCAATACTTACTTGAACAGACTTTAAAGACTAAGGTAGTAACCAATGGCAAACAATAGTAAAGCAATAGATAAACGCTGTCGTTCGACTTGTCACGTTATAACTTGCTTTATAGTGTTTACCTCGCCTTTTCTACACGTAACTATGTAAGCTTACTATTTATAATTAACCTAAGGTTAACCGTAGAATATTGCCCTCTTTACTGAGCTTTATTGACGTATCTGGTGTTATCTTGTCTATGAATAATACTTTCGTATCATGTTAAACAACACTAATCTAATTGTTAAAGAGCTTACAAGTAACTCGCATTCGGTTACTTGGTTTACGAATGACACTTTAAACCGTGTGGCTTGCCGTGTCAATAATTATCTTTTAGGTCGATAATCGGAGTAAGTATTTAAGTAGTATCTTACTTCTAACCTAGTTCACATGCGGGCGAACCGACCTCACTGTATTCTTTTTAGATGCGCTATGGTTACTAGCCAACTTCACTATTAAAGTGATTTACAATGCGCTGTTTACCTAGTGAATGATATAGTAATTAAAACCTATGTCAACACTTTATTCTCAAGTATTCATTAGGACGCTTTGAAAGCCTCACACCTGTCTTACTTATAATAGATAGCCAGCCTAATAAACCGTTGACACCTACCCGCTTCCGTGCGGTTCGCTTCTTAGCGATGAGTGAATATTACGGCACGTCACTCAATCGGTCAACCCCTTGATTCTAGGGGGCTGTAGAGCAAAAGAGCGCTAGAAGCCGCATAGGCTATCGTGGTCTGACCAGTGAAACTAAGTGCAATTAAATGGTAAATAAGTGAAATTAAATGGTAACTGTATGATTAACAAGGGAAAACTACGGATACAACCATTTGATAGCAGAATATAGCCATAGTAACCCTAGTAATAAGGATAGTCTTGAGTAACACAAGTATCATAGCAATGTAAAGGGTTAATTTCATGGTGCTATAACTGTATGATTTACAAGGGATTTCGTGTTCTCCAGTCACCTATAGTATGGGGTGCCTAGGGAGAATAACGGCTTAAAATGGCTTACAGGGGGGTTCTAGGGGATATGGCAATAGTTGACAGTGGTGTCAGGTTATCAATAGTTGACAGTGGTGTCAGGTTATCAATAGTTGACAGTGGTGATAATAGAGTGGTGTCAATAGTTTGACAGTGGTGTCAATAGTTTGCCAGTGGTACTAAGGACTAGCCATGCCCCGCGTTCCCTATCATCCCCAGAACCCCATGTCAACCCCAGACCTCCAAGTAATCACTGGTCATACCATTACCCAGTGTAAACCCAGTGTACACTATAGTTTACAGTGGTTAAACTGGTGGTGGCCAGTAGGGAGGTCTATTGTATACAGTATATAACCTAGGGAACTATTGTATACATGGGGATAATCTATTGTATACAGTATATCCCCCTAGTTAACTATTATATACATGGGATAATCTATTGTATACATGGGGCTGGTCTATTGTATACATGTGCTACTGAGGCATGACTATTGTATACATGGGGCTGATCGGAGGTCTGACCAGTGGTTACGAAGGGACAGTAGGGGTGCTAATGTTAACGTTAAGCTGCCCCGCGTAAACTCAAGATCCCGAAGACCCCACGTACCCATAAGATCTCACACGTACCCTATCATGTTAACATAGGATAACCCGAGACCTACAACCGTAAGCAGAAGAAAGATCTTCTTATGGTGGCGGTAGAATCTCTAACTTAGGTTAGCTAAAGTATTTACTTGTTGTTCTACTAAAGATACTCCTACTAGTTATAACAAGAAGTAGAGTCATAGGTATACCTAAGTAGGTAGAGTTACCTCTTCTGCTAGTAAGCATCCATAAGGTTACTAAGGTTTACCTAGGGACGAATCTCAAGGTTTGGCCTTAGGATTTATTCTGCTACATGGACATGTTACTGAAGTTAACCTAAGAAAGTCCTTGACAAAGGACGCCTCTTCATGTATAACCAAGCACATCAACTACTTCAGGAGCAACCTATGATTCATCCATTAAACAAACAAATCTCTACTATAACTTCCAGTGAAATCTATGAACAAGCTTTATTAGGAGTTAAGAAGTTCATTGGCAAGAAGTCCGACAGTCAGACGTTACCTTACTTCGGGTCTCATGTTAGCCTAGAGGATCTAGCGATGGACGCGTGTGAGAAGGTTATACGAGCGAATCCTATGTACATAACGAAGACTTATGTCCGTATAGCTGCTCGTTGCGTTTGCATAGATAAATTAAAAAGTAAGAAACTTACCACTTACCACGTACAACTAAAGGAGGAGGACAACACTTCTCTAGCGGATTCAGTGATAGGCTCGGCTACCGATGACCTAACGGAACTAGAGTCAATGCTACGAAGTGCTATGGATCCCGTGCAACATAAGATCTATGATGCTCTCATGGAAGGTAAGATGTACATCACTATCTCTGAGGACCTAGGTATCCCACTACGAACACTGGAACGCTTGATCCAAGAGCTCAAGTGGATGTGTGAGTTCCTCCTATTGGAAACTGATCCAGACACTAACAAACATTCATTATTATTCTAGAGGGGTCGCTTAGACAGCTCAACTTGAGGAGGGCATATGTCCAACTACACGGAAACAGAAGAACTCTTTCTTCTACATTTAGAAACAGAAGCAACCATTAAGGCGGCATCAGCTGCTACTGGTATCTCAGCAGCCCAAGGATACCTTCTAGCTAAGAAGTTGAAGGACGCAGTTATCGAGCGAGCCAGAGACAACTTAGCAATTGCTGCTCTCAAGGCTTCCAATACTACTATTGAACTCATGGACGCTGATGCGGGTACTGAGAAAGGTGAACTGAAGCTAGCGGCTTCCAAGGAAATCATGGATCGCGTAGGTTTAACCAAGCATACATCCGTTGAAGTATCCATTGAGAACGAGAACGGAATCTTCATACTACCAGCTAAGGCCTCTCAGACGCCCTCTAGTTAACGATCGACCCTAAAGGTACCCTATGGTACCTTTTTTACTTTATAATGGCCCCACGGCCTCCACAGGAGCTCCTATGAACTTTAAGGACACACTCGAAACCTACGGAAAGTCCTCCATTGGTTACCCATCCGAGGAAACATACGCGAAACTACTAGAAATTAGCCCGAATCTAGAGGATCTCTGGCAGAAACTAGTATATGAGCCAGTGAAATCTATTAAGCAGCCCTTATTCCACACGGCTACTGATGAATCAGGGTTCTGGTTAGTGGATCCCGTACTTTATGTACCCTATGTACAAGCTATGTTCGCGGCTCGCTACAGTATGAAGTTAAGCATTAAGGAATCTAGGGAGAAACTAGAGCACTTAGGATATAACATTAGTTCTAACGGCCAGATGTCCAATATATGGAACCGTTGCCAAACACGACTGGAACTTAAGGACAAGGAGCGTAGCTCTACGACTGATGCTAAGGCTAGGAAGAAGATAGCAAATGCTCTAGGTAAACAAAAGCTTAATCCGATGACTGATAAACGTACCAAGCAGTTAACTGAAGCACGTAAGATCGCTAGTGAGAAGAAACTAATAGTCCAGCTTGAGAAAGAAGCACAGTTAGCTAAGAGACGGCTAGCTAAGTCAGCGAAGAAGACAGGACGTACAGCTAAAGATATCAAGAGTACCAAGGAAGAACGCGAGGAAGCCCTTGGTCAAATAGAGCAAATCAAGAAGGCCACAGGCAAGAAAGTACTGTATGAACCAACTGCTAAGCAAGCGGAATTCCATGCAGCAGATGAAGACATAGTACTCTATGGTGGCGCGGCAGGTGGTGGTAAATCATATGCTATGCTAGTAGATGTGTTGAGATACTGTCAACATGATGGTTACCGAGGACTTCTAATCCGTCGAACAAGTCCAATGCTTAAGGAGTTGATCTCGGTATCCCGTAGTCTATATCCCAAGGCATTTCCGGGAGCTAAGTTCAACAAGTCAGAGAACGTATGGTACTTCCCGTCAGGCGCAACCATTCAGTTTGGTTACCTAGACAGAGAAGAAGATCTTGATAACTATCAGGGTTTACCTTATTCATACATTGGTTTCGATGAGATCCAGCATCAACGTAGTGACGCAGGTTTCATATACTTGTTATCACGTCTACGTAATGCTAATCCTGAGATCAAGTGTTACATTCGAGCCTCGGCAAACCCAGGAGGTTCTCCGTGGGTCAAGGAACTATTCATAGACTCTGCTCCACCGAATACAACGTTCTACAAGAATGGCTTGAGTTACAAGTTCATACCTGCGAAACTAGAGGATAATCCCTACCTAGATACACCAGTAGGTGAAGAAGAGATGTCTCCGTACAGGAAGATGCTGAATGCTTTACCTGAGGTCCAGCGTAAACAATTACTTGAAGGTGATTGGATGGTTGGCGAAGATGCGATGTTTGCTTTTGCTGAAGGTGTTCATACTACTGATGAGTTACCTCCGATGCATTGGTCCGTGATTAACGCATTGGATTACGGTTACAAGGATCCCGCGGCTTCCCTTTGGGGCGCTGTGTGTCCTAAGACAGGACAGATAACTATCTACAGTGAACTCGAGTGTATTGAGTTTGACCACCAGTCTTGGGGTCGAGCAGTGAAGGAGCATGAGGGTTATATGCCACAAGGTGTCGATCGTATAATTGATGCTTCCGTCTTTAAGATGGCGGGACACGTAGGACCTGGAGTTAGGGAACAATTAGCTGCTATAGGAATACAACCTAGGCCAGCCGATAGGAACCGAGAGGCAGGATGGAACCAAGTGTACCAGAGGTTATTGATTAACCCTGAGACGGGCGCTCCTAACCTTCTCGTTCATACCAGCTGCGTGAGGTTGATTGAACAGTTGTTAACCGCGAGGATCAATCCTAAGAAGCCTGATGATATCGATGAGAAGCGACTGAAGTCGAAAGGTCGAATGCATCACTGGGATATTTTAGACTGTTTACGTTACCTGCTAATGTCTAGGCCACAAGCACTCACAATACAAGAAAGAGGTATGAGGCATAAGACCAGCGCACAAGGTTTCGAAAGATACCGAGGTTACTTCCAGTAGCCTTAACGTTCGGGTAGCTCAGTTGGTAGAGCGCTTCACTGTTAATGAAGTTGTCCTAGGTTCGAGTCCTAGCCCTTACGCCAATTCCTCATATACAGGGAATCTTCCTGTGAAAACTCCAGTTATATCTGGAATCCGACATGCAATGTGTCCCTACTTTAACTTTATATAGGAGATTGCAATGGCAAGTCTATTAGGCGCTAAGCCAACACCAGAAGAAACCATCGAAGTCCCAATGGATCCAGACCAACTTAAGCTGGACGAAGAAATGGACGAGATGATGCGTATGGGGCCTTTAGTCGCCCGTGTACGAGAACAACTATCTCAAGCAGATACCTCACGGTTTACTGCTGAGAACCAATGGATTAAGAACTTACTTGCGTACCGTGGTATCGACAGTAACCAAGCAGGTAAGAATGATACTAAGGGCGAGTTCCGTGGAAGCGAAGAACACAAACCTTATATCCGTACAACCACAGTGAAGACCCGTGCAGCTTATGCGCAAATCATGGAGTCCTTACTTCAGAACTCACGTTTCCCTTTGATGATAGAGTCAACCCCAGTTTCAAGCGGTGCTCCTAATATAGCAGTCAATGATCCTAACGCACAGGAGTCACAAGAAGACTTCGGTATTGGTTTTGAAGGCGATGGTCAAGAGATGGCCGCAGGTGCTACACAGGCTAATATGTCTTGGAAAGAGTCTGATCCTTTGTATCAAGGGTTGAAGGAAGGGCGTGATAAGTCAGGTGGTCAGTTCGCTCAGTTATCTCCAGCAGCTAAGGCAGCCGAGAAGATGACCAAGTTAATCCAAGATCAACTAGAGGAATCTAATGCGAGTACTGAGCTACGTAAGTCAGTGTTTGAAGCCTGCTTACTAGGTAGCGGCCTTATGAAAGGTGTGTTTACTGAGAAGAAGACTATACATAAATGGGTTGAAGGTAAGTACGCTCCTGAGAAGATTAAGCAACCTAAGGTTCGCTCGACATCTCTATGGGACCTGTACGTTGATCCTAATGCTATCGTGTTCGAGGATGCTGAGTTCGTAATAGAGAGACACCGTAAGACTGCTAAGCAGATGCGTGATTTCCTAGGTATGGATGGTTTCCGTGCTGATAAGGTGCAGAAGTGTATTGATGCTGGTGCTAACTACGTGAACATGCGTTTCGAGCATATCGTGCGGGAAGAAGAAGCAATCATGAACGAAGGTAAACTCTGGGAAGTCTTGGAGTACTGGGGTTACATTAGTAAAGAGGAAGCCTTACAAGCAGGACTACCATTAGATGGTGATGC